TAACACCACCTGCACGTGCACGATCGATGCTTTGCCATGTTGCCCGATACAACTCTGCCGCCGTAGTTGCGAAGCCATCGAAGAACACCAAATATGGTGCGGCATCGAACGCATTGTATGGATGCGGGGCATCGAATGGCACACCGAATTCACCAAGCGATGATGGCGGCACACCGATCAAAAAGAACGCGCGGAACTCGGTATAGTTGAGGTTCAGCTTGAACCGATCTTCTATACGCAACCCATATTGGATTGCCGCAGGCGTAAATACTGCGCCAGACACGTCGCCAACAATAGGCAAGCCAACCTGAAATCCAGGGCCTCGCACGTTTGCAACCTCGAGCGTAAGCACTCCCGGATGCGGTACCGGCGAGCCAATCGGCGCCGCAACAAGTGTACTCGTAACGCGCGCGGTTGTGTGCGTTCCTCCGTTGTCTTGCACGACGAGCTCACCGTCGAAGAATTCGCCAACTTTGGCGCCGCTCATTAGCAGTCCATCGAAATCGTAAGCATAACGGGAAAGGTCCAGCGGATTACCTGGACTGCCATCGCAGTATAATCCCGGCAATAATGCGCTGCCAACTTCTCGCAGGCAAATCTCAGCTCCCCATGGCGCCCAAATACGATTGCCGATGCGTCGAATTGCGTTTGGGCTCACCACATCGGCAATTTCTGCGATGCGCTTTCGGTAACTATCATCGTCTTCATTTGGTGCCCGGTCGATGCCTCGTTCCGCGCCAAGCGCATCAAGCACGCCGATTGCTCCAGGTGTTGCAACGCCTGTGTTTGCAATGCAAAGCCCCATACCTTCGGCCCAAGGAACGATGCGCCAAGCAGCCGTTTCCAACTCGGGCGTGAGTTTGCCCGTATCGGTTACGTCTTCGACGGGGAACGTTGCACTTGATTGTACGCCAACAATGGGGCCGATGGTACCGGCACTTGCTTGGAATGCGCCGTTATTATGCTCAACGATAATATACCAAGGCGGCCCGCTTGTGCTTACAGCAAGCACAATTCCTCGTGCGATGAGGGTTGGCCCTAACGTGTCGTATTGTTCGACCGTCTCGCCGATGACGAACGAACCTGCCGGCACCGTGCTGACAGATCGTCCAACAAAGGTGCCTGCAAGTAGTGCTACGCCACCATGCGGTACGCTCGGGTCGGCTCGCTCATACCCGACAATACGCCGCACGACCCCGCTATTCGCGCCACCGACGAACTCGAGGTATTGCCCGACATGTTCTGGCACAATCACATCGGGTTCTGGTTGCACTTGTAGTCGAGCAACCGATGGTGTTTGCACAACGGTTGCTCGAGTATTCTGAAACGTTGCACCTGGTTGATAGATGCCGCGTAGCTTTCCCGGTGCGATGTTTGCGTCACCGAAGCTAGGGCGCATCGAAACAACATGCGCCGTCAATGGCCCCGTTTCGCCCGGAAGAAACGTTAAGTCGCGCGTAAGCGTAAACCTACGCCCCGTGCGCACTTCGATGCCGCCAGTTTCCCCGGCATCAATCTCGACTTCTTCGAATAGGACAGCGCCTGCTCCAAGTGTCATCGGAAGGTCTGCCCGGTGTGTTCGCGTAAACTGCACTTCCAACGTTGCGAACACTTGTCCCATTGCTGGCGGCGCAGTTTGACCCGACCATGGTCGAATGTACAACGCTTGCGTCGTGCGATTGATGGCCTCATCAACTCGCTGCATTACGGCAAGCAATGCTTCGAAAGCTTCGAGCCCGGAACCATATCCGGCCTCGAAGAACGGTCGAAGATACTCTGGATCGGCCGCCGATTTGAGTACCGCGAGCAATTCTTCGAACGTATACGCGCCAGCCATCAAACCACCGTTACATTTGCGAACCTTGTGCGTAGCGTCTTGCCGGCGTCTGGTACCAAATCACCGGCCGGCGCGATAATGCTGTCCTGGGTGACGATAAGCCCTGCGCTTGTGAATCGTTTGAGCACTGCATATAGATCGGCGCGCAATAGTGTCTGGCCAACACCAAGCGAATTAATGTATTCTGCTACAGCGGCGCGAATGTTCTCCGTGAGCAACGTTGTGTTGACGTTACCACCGAATGTTAGTTTGAGTTGTACATCGATGAGCTGAGGCGCGACCGTTCCAATCACGACGGCGATTCCTGCGGCGCGATACTCGTCAAGCGCGGCAAGCACGGTTGCCGCAAGTGCCGTGGAACTCGAGCCCGAACTATCCGCTGCTTGAAGCATTACGACGCGCGCCGGACGTGGATCGGCTGTCAACACTTCTTCGGCTTTCGCACTAACTACACCATTAACTGTCAATGCTCCGAATTCAATTGCCGACAGTGTTCCGCGGCGCGCGGTGTTCCAGAATTTGCGTATGCGTTCTCGGAATGTATCATCATCTTCGGCTTCTTCGCCGCCGGCGGTTGGCGCATCGTTGTTTACTTGCAACGTTGTATCCCAAAGCGCACTTGGCTTCGCGATTTGGCGAATTTGATTTGCGCCAACTTGCGACGTCTTCCCCGCTTGTGTTGCGCGTACTTCGGCAGTTGCCGTTAGATCGGTTGCGCCGAAAGTTGCGCTTGTCGTTGTAACATACTCAATACCATTTAGCGTCAACAGTGTTGTGTTGATTGGTACTGAACCCGCACCGGCGGCGGTTGATGCGCGAAAGAATCTAACTGTTCCGAGTGCAGGCGATGCACCTTTGCGCGTCAACCCATATCGATCGAATGCGTAACGATCCAAATCTTCATCGTATGCGCCATCAAGCAACAACGAATTGATTGCTTGAATCAATGATAATACGATCTGATAACCTACGACCGATGCGATACCAACAAACAGATTCACATCGCTTCCTGCGATGTCTACTTGCGCGGGATCGATCTTCGATGCGCGTGTCAACACATAGGTTCGTGCGAGCGAGTACAAATCCAAGCGGCTCGGGAAATCGGCAGGCATGGTTCACTCATACTGGTGCAAAGGGTATCTCGAAGGCAACGTTGCCTTGCGTTCCTGCAATACGCACTTTGATTTGGAATACCGTCACGTTCGGATTCTTCTTGTCGGTAACAACTTGCACCTTTACTGCTTCAACATCTGGTTCTTGACCGATTTGTCGTTCGGCTTCGGCTGCAAGTTGTTGTCGTACTCCGGCAATAGACAAATGTTTGCCGTATGATGGCACACCGATTCCGTATTCTGGTAGCGTAGGAAACGCGCCTTTGCGTGTAAGTAGTCTTCGGAAGATGCGCTTCTTGATCTGTGGAATGCCATGATCGAACGCATAATCGCCATCGCTACCGACGGGAATAACACCAAGCGCAAGCGGGTCGCCTGCTTGCGGCAACGGATCTAGCTGCGCCGTATACGTACTCGGGTTCGCAAAGTCGCGAGAAGGTACAGGATCGGCAAGCGACGCTTGTCGTAGCTCACGATACACGCCAGCAAACGATGCGCTCGATTTGTTTGGATCCAGTAAGTTGCCGCTCGTTGTAACGAGCTGGTTGCATGCAACGATGTACATCGCGCCCCACGGGGAAAAAGGACGATCGACTGTCACATCGAGAACCGAACCAAACGATTCGGGGATCGCAGCTTGCTCAACAAGCACGGCGCGCACGTCGCGCGTGGGTTGCCCATCGCGGCCGCTGGAACCAGCAATCGCAGTGATTGTGTAGCGTTCGGGATTCGATGCATCGGTTGGCGTAAGAAGGCGAGTGAATAGTGGAGCCTCGTTGAAGAACAATCGCACCACATTTTCGCGCACGGCAAGCGCGCGTTGCAACTGCAACGCGACACCACTACCGCTGCCCCATGGCCCGGCTCCCCACGGTAGCATCCCCCATCCGGTCATGGCGTCGCCTTTACCTCGAACGAGAAGTCACCGTCTGTAAGCATGCCCCACGAATCTGCGCGATACATGCGGAACCCGTTGACCGTTTCGGAATCAGCGTATGCTTGCCCGTTCGTGCCGCGTAGCGACGGAATGACGGCATAGTTTGCGTTCGGCATGGGTCGCGCAAACACAACATCAACAACACCTGTCGAAATCCAAACTGCGCCGGCAATGTTGAACCCTTGCACAACCGTTGCTGGCCCACCAATCGCAACTGCGACGCGCCCGCATGCCCAAGATTTCCCTTTGTAGATGCGCTTGAGAACCTCTTGCCATCGTTGCCGTTCCTGCGCCCAACCTCGAGCGTTGCCAAGCGGGAACACGGCGTCGGGCACGTTGTGTTCGGTCGTCTCGCGAAACGCCATTTCTCGCCGCGGTAGTTCGGCAGGGTCGCTCGCAAGCGCGTTGAGTGTCGGCCCGGCATAGAACGTTATGCGTGCGATGTCGTCTGGAAGCGCGCCAAGTCCAGCACCCGAATCGACGACAACCTGTACATAGTAGGTGCCTTCGATGTCGATCGGCTGCATCTGTGTGATGGGTGCATTCGGCGCCGTGAGCAACGCAACCGACTGTGTGCCGAGTGCGATGTCGACCGTCTTGTCAATGATGCTCCACTGATACGCGAGATATGGCCCGCCAATCGCTGTGAGCTGCACGGGGAACCCAAGCACGAGATCTTCTCGTGCACGTCCAGGCACACCCATCGGTGCGCCAGAGCCTGGTTGATCGATTTGAATCTGCACTGACATGCGACGAGCTTACCACGTCTTGCCGCCCGACGAACGTTCCACCGCACGACCATGACGCGCCCCGTGAGCGACAACCCATGCCGACTCGGTTGTCGCGTTCTCGGGCCAATTCCGCCCGACGGCGCCGTCAGTAGTCGCGATCCTCGGCGCTTGCGTTGCCCGTGCTTTTCTTCCCGCCACCAAACGACACTTCGGCCTCGAGCGGGTCGCTCAAGTCGCACTTGAGCGCAAGCGAGAAATTGAACGGCAGGGGCAACGAGAAGTTTGGGAAGGGAATGTTCAGCGCAAAATGGATGCTGAATGATGGCGGAATCTTGAACCCGCAAATGTCAGCCGCCGTCGGGCTTGGCGGGAAACTGATGTCAGCCTGCACGATGGCTTGATCTTCAGGCGGCGGAGCATCAGGCGGTGGAGGCGAACCCATGATGCATTATCCTCATCCGGCCAGAAAGCCAGCGCAACCGATCCCAGGCATGAGCTGCCCTTGCCCCGGCACACCTGGCGGCTTCAACGTTGCGCTTGTGAATGCGCCGAATAGTGCAGCCGCAACGGCCGCATTGAGCGATGAATGCGCAGCAACTGATGCGCCAGGTGCAATACACGAAGCTGAAAATGCCGGATCAACAAACAACGCCGAAAGTGCATTCGGTGTAACAGGATTTGGAAGCGTTAACATAAGCAGCCCAAGCGTATTCATGATCTGCGCAAGCAGATTGCAGAATGCTTCGGTTGTCAAGACGTGTTCAACGGCCGTAATGATGCTTTGCCCTGCCGCCGTTACAGCGAACGTGCTTGGTACCTGAAGCACACTTTGTGGATTGCTTCCGCCACCATCACCAGAAAGTGTCAATTGTGCGTTGCCGATGGCGAGATTGAATCGCTTGGCATTCATGTCGAGTTGCAACACTATATCGCCATCGCCATTTTGAAAGCCGAACACGTCTGGCGACATTTGAAGCACGTTCTTTGCCGAGTCGCGCAACGTGACGTTGCCCTGTCCCGAAAGTAGCAAAAATGCTCCCGCGGCCGCGCTTCGTACCATGACCGAAGCTCCCGATTCGATCGTGAGCGCAGTGCGCGTGCGAAACACGGCAAAGCTATTCTTCGTCGGGTCTGCGCCGGCAACGCTATCGAATGGGAAGGCGTCATAGGCATTGTTCAGCCGCGCGATGATGACGGCACCCGCACGAAAGTGTCCCTCTGGAATCGCAACCAGCACCTCGTCGCCTGGAACCAGCGGGAAAAAACACGCCTCGCCCGGGCCAGCGAAAAGTTGCCCTACGCGGCAACGAATCGGCGTGTCGTAGGGCTTGAGCAACACGTTCGCGTATACCTGCCCGTCATCGCGATCAAACTCAATTGCTTGTTCGTCTTCACCGGCACCCGCTTCATCGACGACGCCATATGAGATCCAAACACGCGGATCGATGCCCGGTACAGCGAACGCTTGTGCCAGCGTTGTTTGATCGGTCTGTCGCCCCGTCGGAAACATCAATCCTTGCCTCCCCCTCGCAGCAAACTGGCGATGCTAAAGTTGTGCGCGGCATCGATGATCGTGCGCAAGATGCTCTCTGGCGATTGCCCGGGATCTGGTTCTTCGCCGCGCGGTAGGCTATCACCGCGTAGCTCGATGTAGTTGATTGCTGTGATAGCAATGTCCAATCCGCGTTCGATATCCCATCCGAAGTCGATGCGCTTTACGCGAAAGTATGGCTGCATCACCGCGTTCTGTCGCGCAACACCATACGCTTGCGCGAACTCGTCTGTGTAACCAAGCTTGCGCATGTATTCGGCCGCTCGAGCTTCCGTCGTTTGTGCTTGTTCTACTTCCGACGCGATGTTTAGCTGCGCCGTCTGTACATCTTCTGTTACCTCGAATTGAATGGTATCCCCTGCTTTCAGATCAAGCACATCAGGATCAAGTGCACTGCCGCCGAACGAACCAAGATCTCGCGTGCGCAGGTTTAGCTCGATCTCGTTGCGACCAAGTTGTTCGTAGATCGCTTGCGCAATTTTGCGCAATGTAGATAGGTCTTCGATACCAGGAAAGAAAAATTGCGCGATCGTTTCGTCGGGCAAGATCACGCCAGGAAGCCCGCGTTCCAATCGCTCCGCCTTAAACGGATAGCGCACTACAAGGTATCGCTTAAGCTTCGTGCTGTAGCTGCGCACCTCGATTGTCTTTGGCCCGGCAACCGTGTACTTTCGCTTCATTGAGAATTCGGCAACGTTGCGCCCATAAACGAACAATCGATACGGTAGCGCTCGTCCATTAACGCCTTCGCGCGCGTAGGGATCTTCTTCTCGCTTTGGGAATTTGTTCGAGTAGATGGTGCGCGGCATCTGAATGATGAGCGTACTTGTCATTCCATCAAATCGCACGACCAATCCAAGGTGCGCCGCAATGTCCGACAAGTAATCGAGCACCGACATCTTACCGCCCATCATACCGGGCGGACCGAACGGCGTTCGAAAGCTCGCTTTCTGCGCCGCAGATTGATATGCCGGTGCTTGCGTTCCTGCCGGTAGATACTGCACGCTGATGCCCGCAAACTGTGGGAACACGGCAAGATACTTCGCGAACGCCTTGTCGAGCGGTAGCTTCGGATCGATCGTCAACATCGGCGGCGCCTCGGTATCGATCAAAATCGATCCGTTGTCTCGGCATTGAAGACGCACAATCGGTGCGCCTTCGCTCCAAACAACTTCCCACTCGTCAACCCAACCACTAAATCGTAGGTTCGTTCGTTGTCTGCCAAAGCCGTCGACGTATTCGGTCGGAATAATGTTCAGGGGTTCTCGTTCGCCCGTCGATGTCGTGCGTGTTTGCCCGGCAATTCCCGCCGCAAAATCACTCGCCGTTACGGTGCCGAGGTAGAAGTCAACGGCTACACCTCGCACCATGCGCGGTTCGACCGGCAAGTCGCTGAACGCAATTTCCAAGGTAAGCGTGCTTGCTGTGCGAATACCGTTGATCGCGAGCGTTGCGCGAAGCGGAATGATGCCCGTTATCGGTTGCGTCATCGAATCGCCACCGATGCTAAGCAGCGATGGGCGCAGCTTGCTTGGCTTCTCGGTGGAACCTTTCGGTACAAGAACAATCTTTCCGCCCTCGTCTTTCATGTCCAATGCAAGCGGATACTTGTTGGACAATCGCGACACGGGCTTTATATACGGCATGCGATTGAATCGCTTGCGTTTCGGATCATCGAATCGTACTACGAAACTAACGCGAGCGCTTGGATAGTAACTTTGCTCGGGATACTCCAATTCGCCCGTCGTCATGCGTCACCTACGGTGTATAAGGATATTGTTGACCAATTCCGTTCGGTAGCGTCGGATTCTGGGACAACGCCGGTTTGATTGGCGGCTTCGCCTTGCCAGCCTGTATTGCTCCAATTCCCTTGTATGGCGGAATGATCAACACCTTGCCAACTGGCGGCGTTGCCGTCTTGAACGAAAGGTTGTTTGCATAAGCGATGTCAGCAGCTCCGTCAGGCATTCCGTAAAATCGCTGACTGATACCGATGAGCGTATCGCCAGGACGCACGATGTACACGTCGGTTTGCATTTGTTCGCCACCGGTGTGCTTGTGCGGTTTTTGATATGGCCCAAGATTCTTCGTGCCTTTGCCATCGATGCCGGTTCCAGCCCGTTGTGCTTGCGTCGCGCGGAATTGTTCCCGCGCATTGCTTGCCTCGCGGGCAACGCGCATTGACGAATCCAAGCCACCCTTGAAGTAACTTGCTGTGCGAGTCAAGCTGCCGAGCCGTTGTTGCGTGTCGTAATAATCTGGCGGGGTTCGCGTACAATCGTCGTAGAACTTTATTGCCGATTGTACAGCGGTTGTCGCAATATCAATTGCTTGGTTCGTAACCTCGAACGGCAAGTTTGCAGCTTTGCCGATCAAATCACCAAGTGTGCGAACACGATTGCTGATTCGGTTGCATGATTGCGCAAAATCTCGCATGAGCTTACTTGGCGCACTAAGCATTGCATCCAATTGCTCCAACGAGAACGTGTTTGCGCTTCGTGGAATTGTACGCCTTGTCAACTGAATCTGTGTGTTGTTTACAGATTCGTCTACTGCAAGCAGAACGAGATCAAGCGAGTTGAGTGACTGCGTTGCCGCACCATCGTTTCGAAGTGCAACGCGATCTTGTCCGAGTCCACGCCCAATCCAATCCCACGTTACCTTCCAAACGATATCGTCAATGCGATCGTAAGCAAAATCCCAATCGCTTGCACGTCCTTGCCGACTGATTTGTTGCGGCGTAACAAATGGATTTTCGTTGTCAACGGCCCAAGTGACTTCGAGCAATACGCCGCTGCGAAAGATGTCCTCGAGCACAAGCGCGAGCGAATGCGCGAACGCGAGCTTCATCGAGGAACCGCCCTCTTCGTAGATCGCAGGCGACCTAACAAGGCGTGTCGTGTTCCATTCGCCGCTCCATTGCGATTGCGCTTCGATCGGCCCGATGACTTGTTGTGACGCTTGCGCAATGTTGCCGGGATACCACGTCGTAACAAGCCGTTGCTTGCCCGGCCAGTTTGCACCGCGTTTAGGCAATCCCGCGCCAACAAGCCGAAGCGTTCGTTTACGCCCGGCCAACTCCTTGATGATGATCTCGCTACTTGCCACGCCACAAGTTTACATCGGGCAACGGCAAAGGCGAATAGCGACCGTGCTTCTTGTGAGCGGTCGCTGATACAGATGCGTCAGCGAATACGGCCTCGGCCGCCGACCATGTTTCGCGCCCAAGCTGCAAGCGGGGGCATGAGTGCACCTCGGCCACGGCCGCCTTTACCGCGACCCATTCGGCCACGTCCCGTGCCAGACGGCTTGTCGTCATCTTCGTCATCGTATTCGTCTTCGTCGTCGCCCTCGCCGCCGCGTTCGTCGTATTCGTCTTCGTCGTCGCCCTCGCCGCCGCGTTCGTCAAGCATATCGGAATCGCGATCACCTTCGGCACGGCCGCCTCGGCCACGACCCATTCCTTCTCGCTTCTTTTCATCCTCATCATCGTCGAAGGATTCATCGTCAGGGCCTTCGCCAGAATGCGCATGCTCGGCTTCTTCTTCTTGCGCCCAATCGACAAGGGCGCCTTCGCCGCCCTTCTCGTCTTCAAGCGCAAGCCCACCGGACGCGGCATTCAAGGCGGCCATCGTGTCGTCGCCAAGTTGCTGTGGGTCGATTACGATTACATCGGGGTTTTCCGCCAGCTCGGGCGGGAGATTTTCGGGCAATCCGATGACGATAATTTTCATGGTCGTTCTCCTAGGTTGAAATTACCGCAACCAAGCGGCCTTGTGCAAGTCATCCGCCGAATGGCAACGCGGTCCGTGCCTGCAATCTGCTCTCGGCGGCTCGCGCAATATCACGCTGGAAAATAACGGCAATGCGATCGGGGTCTTGGTCGCGGAAATCTTGCTTGATTTGAAACACTTGTCCGCCGTTGAAAATATTGTTTGCAACCGGACCCTCGGTTTTCGCAGCCTTCTCTTGTTCGCCGAGCTTTGTCTTGACCTTATCAACGAAATCCTTTGCTCGGTCACCAATAATATCGGCAAGCTCTGCAAGTCCTTTGCTAATGTCATCGCCTCCTTGCAACAGCGCAATTTGCAATCGCTTGTTTCCGATAACAATCTGCGCCGCCGCTTCCATGGCAGCCTTGTTTCCCGCCGCGGACACTTCGCTATAATTCTTCATGAATAGATCAAGAGCTTCCTGTGTTTGCCGTGCGGCTGCTACCTGATCTTCTTCACTTCGCGAAGCGATGTCGGACGGTATACGATTCAAAAATGCTTCGGCGCGTTGCATATCGCGTGTTGCGTCTACAAGTGCTTTATGCTCGCGATATAGCGCATCGATGCGCTCGCCAACCGCGGCCGCATTCTGGCCAGCCGCTTCGGCTTCTTGAATTGCTTTCGCGCGAATGTAATCGTAATCCTTAGCTTGTTGTACGGATAGAACGTGATAATCCTTTGCAAGCCGTTCAAAGGCGCCAACTCGAGCCGTTACGTTTTCTTCGGCCATTCCTGCACTTGGGGTTAGGTGTCCGTGCGTTTCGTCGAGATACTTCGAGAATTGCCAAACCGCCGCCGTTACAGCCCCAAGCGCAAGTGCGAACGCGCCAAGCGTTATTGCCATGCCTCCAAGTCCGGCCGCAGCTCCACTTGCAGCAATCCCAAGCTCCGGAATGCCCGTTTTGGCAAGCGTTGTTAGCGCCCGCCCAAATTCCAAGACACTCTTCGTTCCCTCAATTGCCGGCGTAGCTGCCTTCGTCGCTACAACACCAAGCGTAAGTGCAGTCTTATGCTCGATCGCAAAATCAATAACTGACTTTGCGAACTCAAATGCTTCCTTAATTGCGGCTTTAATTTCCTCGGCGTGCGATTGCACATATTTGAACCCCTCTTCGATTTTCTTCGCCGCCTCTGTAATCCATTCGCCCGCTTTCTCGCCAACCATCTTTGCATACTTCTCGATGGCTCCGCGGTTCTCCATGATTTTATCGTACAAATTCTTGAAGGCCGGCGTTATAGCGCGCACCATCGGTTCTCCGATCATGCGCATAACGTCGGTTTTCATATCGTGCAGCATGTTACCCATGTCCTTCAAGGTCATGGGCATTTTCTTCGCGCGCTCCTGCATTTCTTTGAGCGCTTTCAACATTAAATTCAACATGCCTTGCCGACCCATCGTTTGTAGCCGCAAGGCAATTTGTTCATTGTGGCCTCGCATCAGGTTGGCTTGCTTCACCATTTCGATAAGCGGGTTTGACGCACTAATGGTGTTCTTCTCGATCTCACCAAAGCCTTTCACAATATCGCCAACCGGGGCAGGAAGCGCGCGAGCTGCACTTGTTACCTTGCCCATCAGATCAAGAACCTGCTCCTTTGTGCGCGACGTGTTTGCACCGAGCTCGCTGAATGCCGCAACAATCTCGCCTCGAGCAACACCCGATTCGATGCTCATTTTACGAATTGTCTCGTAGGCATCCTTCGCGCGTTTGTCGAATCCTTCGAGGCCAACACCACGCTCGGCACTCATGCCAGCAATCGTTTTCGTTAGCGCGCGCATTTGTTCTTGGCCTTCCAAGGCTGCGCGCACTGCACCGGTTGCAATGTCTTGAATGCCGCCGACAATGTTGCCGATGTTTACGCCGATTGCCATCGCCGCGGTTTGCGAAGCGAACGCCAACACACGCGACTGCACCGTATTGACCGTAGCTTCAACCCGCTTGAACCCGCTCTGAATCTTGGCAAGCGTTGCACTCGCTAGATCATCTAGCTTTAGCTCGGTTCGAACCTCGGTCTTAGCGGCCATCGCTGTCTTTCTCGTATTGTTCGATTTGACGTTTCGCCGCGGCGTTCTCTTCTTGTAGTAGCTCAGCTAGCACAGCCACGTATTGACGCACCAATCGCCCGTCCATGTTCTCCCATTGCGTTACGGGTTGCCTCCCCCATCGCGCCAAGAACACGTGTCGGCGCAACCGTTGACGCTCGAGCTCGTCCGGGTCTAACGCCGATGCAATTGCCATCGCAAAGGTCGCATCAACATAGCGCGATCCCGTGCGGAGCACGAGTATTCGTAACTCGTGCTCCACAACATCGGGATCTTGTAGGTGCGCACCATCCTCTGTGTACCTTAGCCAGCCGTTCTTACTGCGACGCACTGCTCGAAAAAATCACGCAGTTCCTCATCGCTCGCAAGATGCATTTGCGTGTAAACGCGCATGAGAATGTTGCGCCCTTTCGGCCCAATCTCGCGCCAAAATTCATCAACCGACCCTGGCCCTCGAGGTTTACTCCAATCCACAACAACCCCATCCACGGCGCGCAACATTTGCTTCGAGTACTCGGCCGCTGCCCGGTTCGGCTTGCCATCGCATCGATCGGCCGCGAGCTTTTCTTCTCCGTCGGTCAACGACCATGCGATGCACTGTCGATCGCCTTTCGATGGCGTGTCGGTAAGCGAAGCCGGGAACCGCAAGAACACGATCTGCTTACCACGCGGCACCTTCAAGTGCTTCGGCATGATTACCCAATCGGGCACATCATCGCCTTGCGCTTCTGGGATCTTCGGAGCCGGCTTTACCGCTTCGGCAGATTCGGCTTCTGGTTCAACCGTCGCTTCGGGTTCTTCGTCAAGCACGATGCTCGACAATTTGCGTACATCCTCCATCGCATCCTCCCGTTTCGATAGAGGATGCGGGTCACGGCTGGGAGGTGCCTCGCTCGTCAGCGCTGCGCGCCGCAACCCGCATCCATCCTTGCAAGCGCGCCGTCGCGCGCGGGGTTTACTCACAGCACAGAGTTGAGCAACTGCTCATCGCGATCGCTTGCACTAAAATCAAGCGTTACCTTTACGAACTCGCCACGTCCCGCAACACTTGTCGGCGATGGACCGAATTTGCAATCGCTATACGTAATGACTGACGTTTGCCCGTTCGCGTAATAGTCTGTGCGAACCATGTTGATTACGGTTTCCGGTTGCTTGCGTTGCGCTTGTAACTTGATCGCATTCTGCAACTGAATCCAATCGTTCGTGTTGACTTGAAACTCTACTTTGCCATCGATACCGTTGTAGATGTGGTCGTATCGATTCGTTGTCTCGCCCAAGAACCCATCTTCCTTCTTCTCGAGCTTGAATGTTTCCTCGAACGTCGCAATCGCTGTAATGGTTGCCTCGGGTGTACCATCACGCACGATACGAACCTCGACTTCTTGACCTCGGAGCCTCGGATCGTTGCTCATTGTTCACCTCACGCCGCTTCGGACACGTCAACCGATTCGCCAACCGTTGTTTGTAGCACGATCGCATCGAGCGAAGATAGCGTGCGCACACTCAAGATGATTCGAAAGATACCAAGCGCAAGCGTGGTTGGCGTATTACCGCTCACGACATCTAACTTGAATCCGTCGATACGCTGTGCCGCAGGATTCCCAGGCGACAGAAGCGTATTCATGAATGCTCGAATCTCGCCAGTAATGAGTGCGCGTCGCGTGCGCGTGTTGAGTTTCTTCCCGAACGCCTTAAGTCGCCGCGCAAGCGAATCCTGAAGAAAATCAGCAAAGCGTCGTCGCGCAATGTTGCGCAAATTCGGCTGCACTTGCGGATCAACGCTAGTCACGCCGCTTTGGAAGATCATAGTACCGTTATCCATCCGCGGCGCACAGATGCCAGCTTCGCGGAAGTTTGTGTAGTCAATGATCGTCATCGACTGAACGTCGGGATTGTTCTTTTCAAGGCCGATCGCGCCGCCAGCGAATGACGTCAGTTGCCCGGGATTCTCTTCCGGCGCGAGCTGCGAGCATACCGAAATCAGGAACCCATCGGCCCCGACGTCGATGATCCCATCCGCCGAGAAGCCGTCTCCACCCGCAAGCCCTTTGCTTGCAATGATCGGCACGAACGTCTGAACCCCCGGATAACAATACCAAACACGTTGATCGCGGTATGCTCCAACACCCGGTTGTGCCGCGCCGCTAAGCGCCTGCGACCGGGTCGTCGTTCCAAGCGGAGGCCGAATGGCGCAGCATCGCCCGTACAACCCGCCTACGCTTGCATCGATTGTGTTCTGTCGCAACGCCGAACGCACTGCATTCGATTGACGTGCCGACCAAATGAGATTGGCTTGCGCCGCAACCGATGCCGGATTCAGTGTTGCATCGAGTGCCGTCAAATATGCGGCATCGATCGCGTATTCCGAAAGTGCTGCCGAAAGACCGATTGGATTGACTACAGCAAGTGCAACCGAATCGTTATACCGAGCCAATCCTGTGATACCTAGCGGCGACACTGCTGGAGCCGTACCATCATCCGTCGCAGGTCGTACCTTTACGCTGTACGGGCCAGGATTGTCCGCTGCGATGACGAAAGTTTGCATGGTGACCCATTGTTGCGCCGACGAGTCGTGCACGGGTGTTCCCGCCGCGACCTTCGAGCTATTCGTGCCAGGGCCAGCAAGGGCCAACACCGTTGCGCTTTGCACGACAACCGCCGTATAGCCGAGCGTCGTGTTGATGCGTGACGCAACCTGCGTGATGGTCTGGTCGGTCGATTTGAAAGTGATTTTCGTTGCGGGGCGACCCGTTACCTGCACGGTCATCGTTTCGCCGCCAACGAACCCCGTCGGATAGGTACCGGCACCGCTCGTCAAGACACTTTCCGGCGCGCTGGACACCGCGAACCCCGTTGCGGCCGCGACAACGGCATCAATTGCCGTGATGGCAATCGTGTTCGGCACGTCTTGCCAAGCCGCGTTCTGACCGGCGGCGAACCCAAGCGCGAACGCGGTTCCTCCCGTAACACGCAACACGCCCGTCAATGGTTGGCCTACGTTCTCCATGCGCAACTGCCCGCTCGCAAGCTGACGCACTCGCACTTCGCCAACCGATGCGGCGTTCACAACCGCGTCAATTTCGTTTGGAAGCACGGCTGCAATGTTGGCGACGTTGCCGCCGCCGCTTGCCGACGCAAGAGCGAACCCCGTCGCCGCAAGCACACCTGCCGTTGTCGGCGCTTTGATCTCGATCTTTCCACTCGTGCCTTGCACAAGCGACGACAACGTTGTGACGCCGCCGCCCGCATCGACCGCGGCCGTATATCCGAGCGCCGCGTTGATGCGCGCGATGACTTGTGCCTGCGTTTGATCTGTCGCCTGGAAAACGACGGTGTAATCGGTGCCGTCTCGGTTGATTGTCATTACCTCGCCGCCAGCGAATCCAGTGGGATAGGTCCCGGCTGCACTCGTCAACGTTGCAGGTGTTCCGGTAAACGTTGCCGTCCACGACGACGTTGCGTCCCCGAAGACAAGCGTTTGTCCGCTCGAAAGCGGGTACGAAAACAGCGACGAGCCACCAAGCCAAGCAAGCCGTTCGAACTCTACCGAGCCGACGCTCGTGTCAACTCGGCACAAGATGAGACGTCGAAACTTCTTGCCATTGAGCGCGATGATGCCGTTGCCGTTCCAGTATTCTGGCACGATCGCGCCGTCTGCTTTGCGACTTCGCGCGCATGGATTGTTTGCGACGTCGCCGTTGTAGACGAATCCAAAGCCGCCGAACGTGTTGGCGAGGTCCGTCGCGCTTGTGACCTCGGTCGGTTCGTTGAACGGTCCATCCTCAAACTCGGCAACGAGCAACGCCGTTCCTGTGCCGACGCCGCTAATGCTACCGGGCGGTTCAAGATCCAAGATGTTGACCGCTTCGATCTCGAGTAGAACCTCGATGCCTGGATCGGTCGTGAAACGACGAATGAACATGCTCATGGCGATTCCTCTTGCGAAAATGTCTCACGGCAACGCGGTTCGCGGCAAGCCACGAAATACCGCTTGTGCCACTGTTTCACTCGGCGAGTAAGGGGGCCTTCCTTGGGCCGTTTCGAACGAAGCGTTCTCGGCTGCCATCGTCTGGATCAAAGCGAGTAAGTAGTCCGCGGTCAACTCGGCTGCTTGCGCTTGCGTCAAGCCTAGCGTTGCACGTGCGATTTGCCGTGCAAATGCGACATCGATGCCCATTGCTCGCAACCCGGCTTCGCCTGATAACCCGGCCGATGCAGCAACCGCCTTGGCTCCAAGCCCATCGGTAAACCCATTATTTGTTATATTCACAGCAATGTTTGGGTTCAATGGTAGGAATCTTGCGGCAGTTACCACGGGAACCGTCATTTGCACGAACAAGTGTACTCGTCGCCTCCCACGTACACTTTCATCTTCGAGATTCTCACGCTCCATAAGCGCAAACGTGGCAACAAGTCCATAATAATCGGGCATGATAAGACGAAGATCTGTCGTGCCTTCGTATGTACCCATCGCAACTTCGATTGCTGCAACGATGCTGCGACGTTCGGCAATCTTCGAACCCCATCCTTCGACCGTAATTAGCTCCTGATAGTCATACGGCACAAGAAGGGCGAGCCCGTCAACAGTTGCCGTTGCATCGTCTGGTTCCGTTCCCCCGATTCCGCGTGTCAAATACGAACCACGGCCCGGAAGAATACCAATCGCTGGAAACTGCAATCCTTCAACATTATCCGGCTGCTCGATGAAAACACGATCGGGCGTAATGCTAAACGGCTCAGACGGCATTCCCGGAGCCATCGTGCGGCGGTACACAAGCGCCGAAAGCCATCTGGCGAACACGCGCAAGGCATGCGTTCGCGCGTCTACGTCAGGCAACGGCACCTCAGGATAGGGCGGCGGTTCTCCAAATCGCCGTGTTGGCGACGGCGGAAACGGACCCTGTAGATCGTTTGCCTTCGTGCTCATTTCCGAGCCACCTTTGCAACTTCACGCGCGACTTCTTGTCGTATGATAGCAGGTAGCGTATTGCGAGCATAATCCTCCATTACTCGCAATCCTTTTCCTCGCGCAAAGATACCACGCCGCTTGAGTGCATGCATAATCGCGGTCGCAACACGCATTGCTTCGGCACCCGCTCGAATACCGAGTTTTCGATGCGCCCATTCTGCTATTGCAAGAATAGCTTTTCGTGAGATAACAACATTCGCAGCAGGTACGCCGTATTCGATCATTGCTGCATGCGGAACCGGATTGTAAACGGCGGCCCCAGTGCTTAATCGTTCAACTTGCCATCCCGCACGGTAAATGCCGCGATCAATTGGCCTCGGCATCTTGTTTGGGATTTCCTTGACCACGATATCATGCTTCGCACGCAACGCCGCCGAATACAGACCATCGAGTGCAGCCGAGCGCAGTTGCTCAGCAAGCGGCCCATCTGGAGCGAAGTATCCCGCCGCCTCACGCATCGTAATGCGTAACATTGCCATCAACGACCCCCGAACGGCGGTAGGTTGTCTTGCTGCGTTGCTTCGTCTTGGCGTTCGAGCATCACCGTCCACGAAACATTCCCTGCAACACGGAACGGCTGCGAACTCAACCGAAAGCGCAACGCGACGGGACGGTCGCCGCCGCGCCCGTCTTCTCGCATCTCGTACCAGAAATCGATCTGCTTTGGCATATCGGCGACTTGTCCCATGCCTGGAATCTCCAAGCCGCTTAGTTGCGCCTGCGTAAACCCAGCACTGATTCGTTCGAGTCGAATAGTACCAGTCGTCAACACGCCGGCAACATACGGATTCTGTTGTAGCGCCGTTAAATCGGCAACCTTTGGCGTCGGCAAAATCTCGACACGCGCAATCTCGCGTTCAACGCCTTCGCCACGTTCCTCGCCGTCGAACGTCGTCCATACAAGGAACACGCGATACGGCCGCAAGCCAAATTTTGTGCTGAATTGTCGTAGCCGATCGACTTGTCGGCGCAGCCGATGCGCTAGCGTGCGCTTTGCTTCGAACGGTTGCAGTGCTCGAGGAGTCGGCATAATGGGAGCATATCACTCCGCATCGGGGTTGGCTTCTTCCTCGTCAGAGTCGGCAGCTTCTTCGTCGAACTCGTCGTCTTCGTCTTCGCCTTCCTCGTCTTCGTCGCCGGGGCCGTCCAAGTCCAACGCCTCGTCGTCGTAACCGTAATCAGTATCTTTGCTTCGCTGCGACAACCATTTGGCGTATCGTTCCAAATCGGCTTGCGTCAATTCTTGTTTCATGCGGGCCTCACGCTTTGCATGTAGTTGTCGATGATCGCCGGGTTGATATACTTCTTCCGGCAAACCGCGGGTGTATTGTTAAGCTCTGCCGCAGCGGCCTTTACTGCGGCATTTACGTTTCGCTTGGCTTCAGCCATTGTGCGCGGCGTACCCATGCGCTCGAGTTCGCGAAGCGCAACCGCACTGCCACGATGTGTGCGAAAATCCTTTGCTGTAATCTTTACAGGCGAAGATTTTCGCAAGTAATCGTTCACATCTTCCGCCGTCGTATTCAGCAATCGATCGCCAGGTTGTTTATTTCGCACGGCTTCTTGCAACGCTTGCACAAGCGCCGGATCGCGTACAGGACGATCCCACATCTTACCGCTCTTGCCCTTGAATTGCAATCGCATCGTGCCGTCAGGTTGCTGTGTAACGTTCTCGACGCGCAGTGTTGTTGCTCCGCGAGAACCCGTGCGCTTTTCGTGTTCACTTCCGCCAATACGCATTGACGTTTCGGCGATAAGTGCTACTGCCGTTGCGGCGTTGCGCACGTGAGGATCGCTGCTCTTCAAATCATTGTTTACTTTCGAGAGTAGCTCAGGCATTGCCTTCGCCATTCTTGCGGTACGCGCAAACTTTCTAGCCGCCGCTTTCTGCTCGTGTTCTTCGGTGTATTTGTATGTCTTTACTTCGCGGCCATTACGATCGATACGATGAATTACCGCTTTCAATTCTGTCGAGCCGGGGAATTCATGCACCTTCAAAATCTTGCTAAGCGGATATCCCATATACCGCTGCTCTTTGCCTTCTGGTGCAGGCGGCAGCTCGGCAGCAAGTTGTTGCGGCGTCTTTACAACGGGCTCGCCGTGTTTCGATGCGGTTGTTGACGATTTCGTACTTGCCTTTGGCTTTTCTTTTGGTTTTTCTTGTTCCTTATGCTCGGTTGATTCTTTCTGTGCAACCGTATGCTTCGATACGTCGGCCTTTGGATGTTGCCGCAAATACGCTTGTAATGCGGCTTCGGTTGGGAACTCTGTACCGCCGCCGCGTATTCCTGCGCCACCAAGAGCGCGAGCCCAAATGAGAAGATTCGGTTTCATCAGTGCATCACCGGCAAATTGATAGAACCAGCACCACCTTCGAATCGTTTGTCAAATGGATTCGGATAAACGCCAAGCACATTTGCAAGACCATTGCGCCAATAATGATATCGATGCAGTAGTGCTTGGAATTCGTCTTGGCGCACACCGATTTCATCGACTTGCGTTACCGCAAGCAACTCTTGATTCTCGATCAACTGCGCTTCAACGGCATCGCACTTTGCAATGAGCTCGCGCGCCAACGTTTCGGCCGCCGGAAGAACCTTGTTCATTGCAGATTCAATAATGAATGTTGTTTCAACGCCCGCCGGCGCACCAAGAACAAATGTCGCGGCCGCTGCAACATTCAGATAACCAAGATGATGCCGGATTCGAACTTTCTCTTCTTCCGTAAACGGCATGCTCTTACTCCTATATCGGTTTAGTCACCTGAATCGTTGCAACACCACGGCGCACGTCTATGTCATATCGTGCGATGAACCACAACAATGCCAACATGCAAAGATTGTTGTCTTGCAAAGCAGACCATGTATCCGGCTCGAGTCGGAACAAGAACTCGCTCGCAACATCCTTTGCATGCTTTCTCATTACAAAGCCAAGCGCTCGAGTTCAACACCTTGTCGTACAAGCGCTTCGATGTCGTAATTTGCACCATCAATTAGCTTGCCAGGCCGCAACAAAACCCGGGAACCACGATTCATAACAAGCGCCTGCCGTACGACACGAAACTTCGGCATCGCGGCCACCGTTACCGAGGCCTCGCCATCTCGCTGCACGGCGCTTGGCATCAGCGGCGACGGGTTTACCAGCTCGGTGCTTGTGTCGATGATCTCGGTCATGCCATGCGGGCTCGAGACATACGGGTCGAACGTTGTTTCTTGTTCGTCGGTCTTGATTTTACGCGCCATCGTGCACCTCCAAGCTCAACATACCGCATCATAGAAGCGGCGTCACTGCCTCCAAAATCTTTGTGTGATTTGCTGGCCTGTCGCCACGCAGAACAAGCGCCAAACCATTCACTTGTTTCATCATGTTGATGCAGTGCCATCGTTCTTCGAATTCGTTTACCGAGATGATCGCACGCGCGTTGTCGACGCTCGGGTCCATACATTCGACAACGACAGCGTCGCCCATATCGGTTATCGCACACGGTACAACCCAATGACTGTTATCGTAACTCGATTCGTATGGCGAACCATCCGTTGCATGCATTTTCTTTGGATCTTTCCATGCCTGAATACATGCAAGCACAACGGCACCTTCCTTTAGCGCGTCAACCACGTCATCAATGCGCATGGCTTCCCGTTTCTCGGGCTCCACACCGCATTGTTGCGCGGCATAAGCCAACCCTTCGATGCTTGTGCCGCCATCGGCAGTTGTGCCAGCCAAGGCCGCAAGTTCGTCTTCCTCGCGGCCGATGCCGAATGCCGCAAGTGCGGCACGCAACGCAGCCGGGCCGCACGTGTAGTTCGTCACCTGCCGAACCCGTGGCACTCGCACACCTACGCCGCCTTTCCCGCCCATAGCGGCCGCCCATCTTGCGAGCGGAATGTCGAACGCGGCCCGTTCTTGTGCACTCGGCATTCCACGTCGCGCGCCTTTGCCCTTGCCGCGACGCGCACTACATCGTCCACCTCGCGCACAACCACCCGACTCGCGCGCCTTGCGCAAGGCCGCTGCAACTGCTTGGTCTTGCGGATGGCCAGCTCGCATCATTTCGCGGATGTTGCTGCTTATCGTTTCCTTCGACGAACCTTCTTTGAGCGGCATGACCCAATATTACCGCACGACATCGCAAATAGGGAATCGCCCGCGGCGACGTGCAACTGGAGGGGGAGGGGGGCAATAACAGCACGTCTCAACGCGGGCGATTCGAGCGGTGCCATCAGGAGGGGTTACTGACGTCACCACCGGCAACGAAAGTATATTCGCCCGCCGGCGCCTGCGCAACATCATTCGGCAGGCGCGGCACGATGCAAAGCGAGATCGCTCCGTCGCTTGACCGCGCGTTCAAATGCGCAACGGTCGGTGTCTCGACGTAAGCGAGTCGTCCGGCTCGCACAACAATGTCATGCTCGGGTTGCGTGTTGAACCACCGATCACTCAAATCGTCGTGCACGTAAACCGCAACCGGAATGCATGCGCCCTCCGGTGCATCGAGCCCAATTACAACTCGCTGAACGGGGAAGCCGTTGATGTTGGCCGGCCGCAACTCCAATAGGTTGTCGCGATCTGCACGCGGCGCATGCGAAGGCGGTTCGTCTGTGCCGAGTGTTCCGCCTTCGCCAACCGTTCGCGTGAACTTGATCTGAAAGCGCATGACGCCCATCAGCCAAGCGAATGCTCGATGACGACGGCGCGCTTGTATCGCTCTGGTCCCGTTCCGTTCGTCATGTCGCTTGGCACCGGGAAGCTAGTCGTAATCTGCCACGTTGCAGCAACTGTGTCCTGCAACCGATTCAGCGGTGCACGCAAGATGAGATCGATGCGCTCGGTTTGCACAGACACACCTGCGTTAATGATCTCGAACTCGCCCATCTTGCCAGTGATACCGGCTTCGCTCACGTACAGATTGCCAGGCAGCCACTTCTCGTAAAGCGCTCCGCGACCCGTAATGATGATTCGACCGACACGAATCCCGCCTTCGTTCACTACTTCGCCGCCGATATCCTCACCATACATCGCATTTACACCCGTCGGTGTAAGCGCTCCCACGTTCAGGCTATCGGGCGACTCGGTGTTCATGAAGAACATGATGCCGGCAATCGTACCGATGAATCCTTCATGATAGATGTGATAATCCGGCAACGCAGTGTTGAGCCGCTGGAATGCCGGATCGGTAAACACTTGCGCGTTGCCATCCGGACTGATGTGTGCGTGATAGTAACCATCCTCGTGCGGCGGAACGTTGTTCCTGCGCAGCTTGTTCACCGCATTGATCGCATCCTGCAACGTGAACACGTCACCTGCGCCAAGTGCATCGACAGAGGTGCCGCCGCCGGATCGAATCACAAGCGGGGCTGCGCTCGAGATGACCGGGGTTCGTGCGGGAATACCACCCCCACCAATCGCAGCGTCGAGCTGAAGCGTTCCCGGGCCAAACGGATCGTCGGGGTTGTCGGGCGTGAAGCCAACAACATTTCGCGTACCGATGGTCGCGATGTTGATGGCAAGCGGCGTCGCGGGGCTGACTGGAACGGGCCGCACCGTGGTCGACGGAATCACGACGTCAGTAAACCCGTTGAGCGCTGCAACGCGAATAAACGTGTCGCCTGCCGCCGCCGCCGCAATGGTAAGCGTCTGGCCCGAAAGATACGCCTTGAACAATTCGTTTCGCGGAATGCGGTTGAGCGACTGCCCGGCCTGCAAGCCGAGCTGATGCACGTTGCGCAGAAACAGATTTGCCGATGCCGTTGCGGAAGTCGGCATGTGAGTGTCGATCGTTCCGCTATATCGAGCGAGCCGTGCAATCCATTGTTCGAAGTTGATCGACTGCGGAAGCGGATCGTTCCCAGGTGACAATGGCTTCGTGATTGGAGCCAGCAACCCGGGGCGCGACATGAACAACTCGGTTCCCGTGTTCGCTGGCCATTCTTCGACAAGTGCTTCCTGTCGATACTGTAGGGCGGGATACAAACCATCGTGGAAAGCACGCTCAAGCAATCCTTGCTGGACGAGCTGTACGACGGCAGGCGGAATTCCTAGAACTAGCGGCATGGTTATCTCCTTGCGTTGTGGTTGTTGCTTCGCCGCTTCCGTGCCGCTCGCCGATGGTCCGTCTATTGACCGCCGACGTTAGCGTTGTGCGACCGACCCGTCGCGCGCAAAGCCTTGGTGCATTTACCATTGATAGCCGAGACGTCGCGCCTCGGCTCGTGCTTCCTCCCTCGTCATGCTGTTTGGCAGACCAGGCTTGAATGTCTTGCCGCCGTTTGTTTGCGGCGACGCTTGATTCTGTGGCCTCGGCGGCGGCGTTGCTGCCCCTGCCGGTGCGCGTTGCTGACGACGTGCATTCGGCGATGCTGCAAGCGCTGGCTTGCGCTCAACATATCGCTGAAACCATCGTGCAACATCTTTCTCCGTGTAACGCGCCACCTCGCGTGGATCGCGCTGCGCGATATCTCGAGCAAATGCAATCGCTGCTTCCTCGAGATATAGCGGGTTGACATGTCGCGATGCAATGCGCTCAACAAAGCTCTGTTGTTCGCGCACGATCTCACGTTCCTTCGCTTGTGCAAGCTCGCTGCGATATCGAATCGCTTCCTGTCGAGCACGATCGCGTTCGTACTTCATACGCTCGATCTCGCTCATCTGTGCGAGCCGCGCCGCTTCGGCTTGCTTCTCCAGTTCCTCGGCCTTGCGAAGTCGCTCGCGAATAGCGGCAGCATCGTCGGTACCAAACACGTCTCGAAGCGCCGCTGCCTTTGCCCGTCGCAAGCGTTCGTTCAACTCCTCCGTCGAGAGTTGAAGGCGTTTACTGCCGCTAGATTGCCTCGAGGGTGCGACGGCAGGTTGTGTCGGCTGTGTTGGGGCAGGGGACGGCGACGGGCTCGTTGTCGGGCCAACTGCGCCAACCGGCGCACCGCTAGGAACCGGTGCACTCGTACTAGTAGAGACGGGGGCCGCTGGCGTCCCAGCGGCAATGGAACCTGTATTCGGATCTGACACGAGAATCCTCCCTTTACTCGTCTATATATTCTCAGACGTACTCGCTCATGCTGTCAAGCATTGCACTAACATCAACGCTCGATGCCACGAGCAACTTGATGTGAGCACTCGTTACCCCATCTGCCGGTGCAAATGCAATCTGTGTTTTGCTTGTATTCAATGCGGCTTGTCCCGCAGCGACAGCCGTACCGGGCGACATAATGATCTTCGCTCCCGTTGCGGTTCCAGTCAACGCCGTTGCTTCCAGCAACATGACGGCGCCGATCATTGTAATGTTCGTCGGCAACGCCAAAATTCCCGTTGTAGGATCCACAGTAAAATCGAATTCTTCGACGTCACCCTTCTCGGGCAGATACATTACATCGACGTCCGTCCATGCATCCGCGCCCCATGTAACGATCTTACCATTTGGCGCGATTGCATATTCGCCAGATGCAGGCGGATAACTAGCCGACTTGTTGAGCATGCCGGGAACACCCGCACCTGCCCGTGCATAAACCGAAAACACGGTTGCCGCCGGTGCGAGATCTGATTGCTTTGTCAATACATGCACATTCGATGCAACAAACGCATTTGTTGCAGTGCCGCTCTTGCGCAATGCCGTCGGAAGTGCGCGAAGCACGTCGCCAAACTTCATCGCGCGAAGAATATCCGAAAGCGTATTCAGATCCGAACGATTGATGCTTTGTTGCTTGATCTCGTTGCTCATGTTTGCTCCTATTGCCCTGTAATCGCATACTCGATTGTTGCAGAACCTTGTGCTTCAAGTAAGATCAACGGCGACGCGGCGGGGAATTCTATTACCGCAAGCCCGTTGACGAACAACTCGCGTATCAGCGGAGGACCAGACGGATTTAGCGGATCGGTTTGCGACAATCGAAGCAACACTTGCGAATCGCTGCGAAAGTATAGCAAATCTCCCTTCGTTACCGTATCGTCAACGCCAACTCCACTTAGCACAGCGAATGCGGGAGCTGCAACATTCACTCGTCGTTGCAGAACGCCCGTCGCCGCGCTGAAAGGCTTTGGCGATGGCGTCGTGCCGAGCGTCGTCGTGAAGATCGCTTGCGGGAATCCGGCGCCAACCTGCACCGGGCCACCAAGCACTGTTCCAGCAATCGAAACTTGTCCCACGACTAGATCCCCTTGAACGGCTTACGGCCATCACCGATAGAGCCGACGCCAATCAATGGAGCACGAGGCGAACCCGTCGGCACGTCAGCCAAAGGAACACGTTGCCCGCTTTGTTTGATCGTGCTTTCCGGATTTAGGTCCTCGGGCTCGCCGCTTTTCTGTGCACTCTTGCCACCCTTGGTGAAGTCGATCGGCGTTGCACCGGTTGGCCCTGTACCTACGGGGTTCGCGACGAAATCGGCACCTGGCCCTCCAGGCGTTGCACCCGCGGGATTCTTCGTGAAGTCGTTGCCTGCCATCTTTCCATCTCCTGGTCCACCAAACGGATTGGTCTTCCCATCGCCCGTTGTCTTCCCATCACCCATGATTCACCTCGTCAGCTTGAATGGAACCTTGCCGGCGTCGTTGATTGGCCCGGCCTCTGGCCATGGAATCGCATCAGGATATACCGGTGCCGGTGCATTCGCATTCGGCCCGCTAACATCCTTCACTTCATCGTCACCGACCTCGCGATCTGGAACACGTGCGGCGCGCAACGCTTCGTTGTTCGTCGCCCCCGTGTCGGCGCTATTCTTTGCAATCACCTGTGCTGGAAGCGGTGCTTGAATACGCACAAACTTCCCGTCGCTTCTTCGCCCGATTGTCGGTTCTGGCGTCGTCAACTTGAATGGCTTCGGCATAGCATCACCTACTGCAACGATACCGCAAGTTGGAGGGGGCGTGCAACTCAAGGAACGCCAGGCGGGATGTATAGGCTTTCTTCGTAGGGGTTATCATCGGGGATTCCGCCTTCGAAATCTGGCGGAACAATAGCACTTTCCTTCAATACAAGCCGTTCCAAATCGATCCATCCGCGAAGTATTCGATCGCCAATCTGTAACATACCATTGCTTGTATGCTGAAACTTTCGGTCGCGTTGCCTGCCATACGGTTGACCGTAATCGTATGATCGCAACGTTGCGGTCGCAAGTTCAAAGTAAACAAAGATCATGATATGATCGCTATTGGGCGCGCTTCCGCTAATATGCAGCACGTCACCGGGCTTTGGTAACGCACCTTCTTCGGCGCGAACATATCCAGGCGCATTGACAAGTCTCGATACATTTGCGCCGACCTTCCACGGCACAACGCCGCCATCCCAATCGCGATTGATGATGCGCTCGTCGCGTACACCAAGACACATCAAAAGCCAGTTGCCCAAATCGCCGCAAGACGAATACGACACCTCGGGTGAACCACACGCGCGCCGACGTTCGTTTTCTTTGCGCCTGTTCTCGGTAACCCAATCATACACGGGGTCGCCTACATCGCGACCCTTCTCGCCATTCACGGCGAAACGCCCAAGTGCAACCGCCGCCGCTCGCAAAATGGTTGGATCAACAAGCAATGCGCTTGGCTTGCCTGCAAGAATCTCCGCAATTGGAGCTCCGGGTCGTTGAAGAAATACTCGTTTCATAGTTGGCTCCTATTGAGCTAATGCTATTGCGTCGGCGGCGCCTTCTCGCGTCAATGCACCGCCACCTCGTACTTTGCGCAATCGATCTATTGCTTGCTGCATCGTAAGATGTTCTGGACCAAGTCGCATCGCCATCGCAGCAATAATCGCAGAACGATTCATACCGCGCAAACACGTTACAAACACGCGCTTCCCAAGTGCTCGTTGTTCGTTTACCCATCGTGCCGCATCGCGTGCGATAAGTGCATCGCGCAAACTCACAGGATCGTCGTACATCGGAGCATGATACACTTCGACGCCAGGAAACTTCTCATCTGGCGCTTGATACTCAACTGCCGCAAGCACAATTGCATCAAAGTAACGACCGATCTCAACGCCCTTTGGCGGCGCAGATCCAACCCACAAGCCTTCGGCCACTTGCGCCGCGTCAAATGGCATCGGATGCGATTCGCGTTCTCGTTGCGGCAATCGTTGTCGGCGTGCAACACGAATCTGCGCTTGCGTTTCTTCAGGCGTCGGCCATGGCAATCCAACCGCCTGCACAACTTCGGGCGGTGCAACGGGTCGCGGCGCCGATATCCCGAGATCAAGCGCGTGTAGGTATTCGCTTGCAGCTCGCGCAAACTTCGCAATCGAATCGTAGTTCTCTTCGATTGCGCGTCGTTGTTCTGGCGACGTCGGCTTGTACACGGCATGCTGCCATTGCGCAAATGCGTCGGCATGCTTGGTTCGTAGCTGCACTTCCTTCGCCAACCCATCGTCATCGATCACCGTGACGTGTCGCGCTCGATAACCAATCTCATTTGGCGCGTCGAACATATCGTCATCGTCAACAACGTCGAACTCGTCATGCAGTACACGTGCGGCCGCATCCACATCATCGAGCGTATCAACAACAACCGATGCGCCCGTTACATCCTCAAGCTTTTCGGGTTCGTCGTACTTGTCAGCACGACGCGGTAACTTCTCGAGCATCGAATGCAACGTCTTGAGTCGCACGCCAACTTTGGCATCAGGAAACAACTCGCGCAGTCGGCGCAGAAATGCCTCGGCCGATTTCGCATGCTTGCGCTGCACTCGTTTGGCTTCATTTTCAAGCGTATCCGCATCGCCATCAAGCTCATCATCTTCGATTGCGCTGCGTACCTTGTTACGAGCAACATCAAGCTCACGGTCGGCAATCTCGTCGGCCAATACACCACGCGCCCAAGTCGTTAGCTTGCTCATGCGCTTTCCCTACCAAATCGGTTGAGCGGTACGGTCGTCATGGTCGAAAGGTCGCGCGGCGGAGGTGCGCCACGACGTCTTTCGCGTCGCCAGGCGGCTGCAACCTCGGCGTCGCTACGCCATCGAAGCTCATCAGGAATGGGCCATGCGATGCGATGCGGCACGACAACTTCGCGGTCATTCGGCCGATTCGGCGGGTGCTGGTAGTATCCGCCGGCCCATTGAAAAGCCTCGTCTGGACGTCGTATCTGTCCGTGCACCTGATAGCTATCCCAACTGGTTCTATCGTCGAACGTTGCGCTAAGGATCTTTACCACGTCGCCGAGTTCGTCGTCTGCCGCGCGGATGCTTTCCCATCCGCTTCGATTCAAAGCTCCCATCGTTTCCGTTCGCACGATGCGCTCGGCCCAATAGCGCGGCGCGCCTTGCAGAAACGGGCTTCGCTCAATCAATTCGGCACGCACGTCACCCCACGGCTTTCCGGTTGCGATGCCAACCTGAAGCACCTTCTCGAACTCGCCGATGGTTGCCATGCTGTACCTCGAAAGCACACCGCCCTCGCGCATAGGTTGCGGCGGCACGGCCTCGGTAACGTCTTCGTCGGGCGATTCCTGCGCCGCTTCGGCTTCCTTCTCGCGAGTCGCTAAGCGGCGTAGCACCGACGCTTCCGCACCCGACACCGCACGCGACAACATCGAGGCTTCCCGTAACCCAAGCGGGCGCGCGCGCGCGCCAAGTTCCTGATTGGCGCTTTGCAAGTAATCGTACATACCAAGCGCGCCAAGCTCGGCCGCTTTGCGTGCAGTCGTTGTTGTTGTGCGCCCAAGTCGTTGCGCAAGATCTCGCATTACTGCGCGAAGCTGCGTCAACGTAGCTTGCATTTGCGCAACGCTAGTTGGCGTTGCAGCTCCGGCGCGAACCGCAACGTCGAGCCGGTGCGCAAGATCTTGCGTCGCCCGCTGCAACAAGGCTTCGACTTCCTTGCGCCCAACACGATCTGCCAGCGCAAGCGCTTGTTCGCGATTCAGGCGAAGCACATCAGCCGCGCGGCCGAGCCGTGGCATCGCTCGCCTCCGTCTCGCGTGCTGCATTGCGGCGGCGTTCGTCTTCGATGGCAGCTTTCTCGCGTTCGACCGCAATGCGCTCGCTTGCCTTTGCCATCGACAAGAACTCGGCCACGGTCATGTCGCCATCGGCGCCCTCCAACGGCGGCAATCCCATTCGTTCGCGCAGCTCGTTCACGCGCATCATGCCGACTTGCTTGAGGTCTGCTCCGCGATCCAATACGCGGCTCCAGTTGCTGCGCGGCAATGCATCGGGCGGTAGCTCATCTTGGCTGCTAACTCGGCCGCCCATGCCGCCCATGCCTTGCCCCGTGTCGCCAAACATTTGCGCTTGTGCGGCTTCCTTTTCCTTCTTCTCGCGTTGAATGCGCTCCCAATCCGCCCGAGGATCGATGCGCACAATACGCGCAGCCAAATCGGCTCCGCTTTCCTGCGAAAGCAACGAGCCGCTCACAAGCTGCGTCAGCGTGGTTGCGGTCTGTTGCTGGTCCTGCGCCGTCGGCGTGAAGTAGTCACCCCAATCGAACACAAGCACATCGCTCTTCCCGGGACGTTGTTCCTCATATTCGGTTCGTGTTTCGCCGGTAGGCTCGCCCGTTGTTTCGTCACGCTCTGGTACCTCAACGGCTCGCGGCGGCAAGTCCAGATAGAAGGAGCGCTCAACCTCGTTGCCTTGTTCGTCTTGCACGACGGTCACAAGCTCGAGCGCGCGCCGTGCGCTACGAATCATCTGTACTAGCAACTCGCGAATTCCACGCTCATATTGCTCGCGCAAGATGTCTGCTTTACCGAGCATCGGCGCATAGATAACCTTGAGCGCAACGCTGCTTGTTCCCGCGGCTCCGATCTGATTCGGGTCGGGAACCACGCATTGTGCTACCTCGAGCGCACTTTCGCGCATCTTCGTGAAAAGCTGCGTGCCGACTTGTACGCTGGTTCCCTGAAGCTCCATGTAGTGAGCATCGCCTGTTTGCCCAACCAGCAATGCGTTATCCGAACCTTTGCTGACACCGGTACGCGCAACGATATCAGGATCTAGTTTTAGGATAAGCGTAGGATCAAGGTTCAACGTTGTGCCGCGCACAAGCGTCGAATGCAGAATGTCGAGCGCATCAAATGTCTCGTAAAGCCCTTCGTAATCTGTCGAACCGTCGATTTCTTCACTGTGTTCGCTTGGCAGATTTTGGATCCAAACAAAGTGTGTGAATCCATCGCCGTGCGAGTAAGTGTTTGCTTCGTCGACAACCCATTGCGGATCTAATGACGGTGTGAACAATTGCTCATGGAACGCCACATCGGCAACGGGCGTCCAATCTCGTCTGAACCAGTACCAGTTTCGCACAAAGCGCTTCTTGTTTTCGTCCCATTCATCACGCGGGAATTTGTAGATCTCCATGACGTGACGCGGAATCAACCGCTCACGATCTTCCCACTCGTGCACGTACAAGTGTTTCGCGTTGTGCGCTTGCACTACCGGACGTCCTTTCACGAACCGCCACGACAAGCCGACAGTGCCAACCATGCCACCGATCGTGCGAGCTCGAATCATCAACGTGCGAAGTCCAGCCGCATCAGCAAGTGCACGCACAAATTCTTCGGTCGTTTGATCTCCAGGGCATCCGATGCTCGGCCATCGCTGGTAACCAAACACAAGATTCGTAAACGAATCGACGATGACACGAGCGAGTCGGTATGGTGCACTTGGACGTCGCAAGCGTAGCGGCACATACCACGGCGAAGGCTCGCCGCTTAGGTTCGGCTGCCCGAGTAACGGGTTACCTGCTGGAATTGGACGGCCCTCGAAGTCAAACTGTTTCCAGTCGTGTTGCGTGCACGAGTAGTAACTCTGCTTTCGATCAAGCAGCTTGTAGCGCTCGGATTCGATGATGCTGCGAGCGCGAAACTGTGGGCCTAGTGTTGTTTGATCAAGGCCGAAGCTGGACGCCACGAACACGTCCTGGCCGAATGCATAGGCTTGGCTCATGCAACGAGTTTAGCGCGAACCGCGCGCAGATTGCATCCGCGCATGCACGCTGCCCGTCAAAGGCGGTTCCGGCTGCGATAATGGCGGCGGCGATGGTGGTTGCCACATCATTGCTCGCGCTTGCGGCGTCAATGGTTCTTGGGGCGGCACGGCGTCGAACTCATCATTGCACGCGCCCGCGCCACCAAATCGCATTGCAAGCGCAAAGCATCGTTCGCCAAGACGCTCCAAGATGCTAGCGAGTAAACGTCGCATTAGATTCCAATATGAATTCTACTAGGCGGCACAAATACGTCGCCAATTCGCACAACTTCGAGCAACGAACCCGGATAACCATAGTCCGTTTGAACAAAGAACTCCTTAGCACTTTCGGCTTGGAAAGTAAACCACGCGCCAGCTTCTAGTGCAAGCACAGCACTTGCGTGCAACGAATATCGCGCAGTTATCATGTTCGGCATGACTGGCATAACAAACATCCAATCGCGAATAGTCGTCTGAAAACTAAACTGCGTTCCTCGTGTCAAGTGCAATCGCGCATTGAATGCAGCATTCGGACTTGGATCCGGATATCGCAACACAGCTGACATTGTTATAAGATACAATCCGGAATAATCGACGATTGTTCGATCCGGATTACTGCCGTTCGACACTTCGTACCTAACACCAAAATTTGGTACTTCGATTGCCGCATCGGCATCGAAGGCGAGTACATTGTCGCCAGCCAGTGTGCGATCAATGCTCGGTGCAAACCGTCCATGTATACTTCTCATGGCCGCACCCCAAGATATCCGATTGCGAATACCTGAACCGCCTCGACTGGCGGCGGGTTTACCGGTGTAAATGGCGTCGCTTCAATACTCGCCATGCCGCGTACATATACTCGTGCGCGTTTCATTCCGATCGGCACTTCGAATTCGTGGTAATGCGGGATTTCGAACCCGGGTGCACTGCTTACCTGTCGTCGCACCATATACGAGTATCGTTCTACGGAACCCATCGGGTCATCGGTAGTGACCCAATCAATTACGGGATCGTTGCCCGCTATGATAGCGCCTTTCAACGTCCAGCCTTCAAGCACTGCGTTATCGCTCCAAAGAACCATGAAATCTGCGCCCCACAATGTTGATGTGCCTGTGGGCGATTCGATCCAAACTGCCAACCCCAACCGATTTACATTGTCTGGAATGTCAATGTAGTTTGCCGAAGTAAATTCAGCGATGCGATCTTGCTGTGGCTGCAATGCAGATTTGACATACGGTCGCAATGGCGTTGCGATATTGCGATTCTCAATCGGCAATCCGATTCTCGTATAATTCGACGTTGCCGTTACCGAAACTTGTGTCGCGTGCGTTAACCGAACATGCCCATCGACGACCGACGCAAGCCCTGGGAACACACCATTAATTCGGGCTGCAACTGCGGCAGCGGTTGTATCTCCAGCATGCATTGTAACGACAGTTGGCGCGCCACCGCCCGCTGCGATTGTGACTGTTTCGCCACCAACAATCGATGCAAAGTCGGCGGCCCAACCATCAATGATTGCTTGTGCACCGGGGCCCCACTGAAACTGAACTGGACTTCCGACGCTATTACGCACATTCGGCGGATAGATTGTTCCCATTGTATTCTCCTTATGACGAGAATTCGATTACAACACACAATCCTTCTGGCCCCGTTGCGCTTGCATCTTCTTTATCGCGCAAGATTACTTCGATTGTATCGTTCTGCACAAGTGAAGTGCTACCAGGTACAAATGTTGTCGAAGAAGCAATCGCATAATCACCCATTGCCGACGTAACTTGTGGTTCGTTTGCCGGTGCCGGGAATATGTTGGCTCCGTTGACAAGCACAGCAACGCGCGTTGTGCCTGCCGAACCAGCCGTTCGGCGCAGCAACCAAACACGAGCAATGGTGCGCGCCGCGATAACAAGCATCGGGCCATCGAACGACCCGTCCAAAATCGCGCCCGAGTAATCGCCCTCGAGCCGGAACACGAATGCCTCAGCCGCCATGGAACTACCTCCAGACATCAACACCCATCGCCCCGGTGCCGCCGGTGCGACGTCGTTTGGCTTGATTACCGTTGCCCCGTCGTCGGCCGCCGTGCTGAGCGCATCCCAGACAAAGAAGCCAGGTCCCAACCCAACCATGACGACCGCAAGCATGTTCGTCGCGAACCCGCTTGATGGCCCGAACGGCCGCAATGCCGTCGGTCCACCATTAACGGCAACGAGCGGTCGAACTGCAATGCCTGGGGCTGGGAAGAAGAACGGCACGGGAACCTCCGCACATCGAATATACTATGGTTGCTGCAACATAGCGAGTGCTTGCTCGAGCACGAACGCGAGCTTTGGCTCAAACTCGGTATTTTCTGGGAACGGAATGCCAGCGCTTCGCGCCGTCATATCAGTTGGCTTGCGACCATGCCACACAAGCACTCGTTGCATCGTCGGCATCGTCGTGTACTCAATGCACACCCGGAAATCAGGTGCGAGAGCAATGCATGCATCAAACAATTGCTTTGGCGTCATCGACTTTGACTCATCGCGAACCATTGCACGCGAGCACCCATCAGCGTGCCATACAGTTGCACCGCAAGAAACATATCCGCTGGGATATCAGCCCGGGCTCGGCCACCTACGAACCATCCGCCGCCAGCATCGGGCGGTCCAAGGTGCAGCATACTCACGGGTGACGTTTCAGGCATGAGCCCCGTCGCATGCGCTCCTACTTGCGCCGTGTCGCTTGCGATGCGCAACGTTCCGCCCAACGAACCAAGCTCGGCATCAACAACGACGCGCGCTAACCAGTGAATGACGGGGTACTCGGGCGTGACGTGCAGCATGAGCGGGCAACCACGCGAGCTGCGCCGCGGATCAAAAACCCAACCGCGACCGTAAGCGCGCTTTGCCCAACCAGCGAATGCTCCCCGTTTCATCAACTCGGGAACCACGGGCAACGTTGCGACGCCACGTGCACGAGCAACCTCGGCTCGGTTGTCGATCAACACCTCGCCTTCGGGTTCAACACCCGCCGGATCGTGAACAACAACAACGTGAAACATATCAGCACCTCTGCGCGCACATTACCGCGCCATGAGCGATGCTGCCAAGCCCGGTCGCAATCCACCCGCACCTGCCGCATGCGATACACCGGCCGTCAGCCCCATGGCTCGTGCTTGTTCTCTTGCCAACCATGATGCCATCAACACGTCATCAACGTGCGCATCAGGCTGATAATACAAACACGCATCAACCCATCGTTGCACATTTGGATGGCATCTTCCTGCGTGATCGCACGGAATAATCCACGCGCCATTCTGAATCTCGACGAACAAACTTTCGACACCATATTCCGGGTGCGCTTTGTTTCTTCCAGTTGTGTGTGCTTTGATCGGCACACTCGCATTCTGCGCACGCGCAAACTGCAAGATATAATCTTGCGCGTTATGTACGATGTAATCTTCGACAACATACGATTCGTCTTCTTCAACGATCAAGTTGTACACCGGACCATCATACTTCTCAACCACACCTGGTTCCGGTTGCAATATGCTCGCCCATACACCTTTGTCATCGATCGCAAACTTCGAGTTCGAAGCGTGTTTGCGAGTTACATACGGCGCCCATTGCACATCTTCGATCTCGCTCGTGAATGTTTCGCACAATCGAAACGCATCATCGGCGTACAACGAAAGCGTGTAAATCGAACGATCGACAACGCCAGGCTTGATGTATCGATACGAGCTTTCATTATCCATTGTCAGCATCGCACGGCAACCAAATTCGAATAGCGTCGTTCGTGCAAACAATATCCAATTGCGCGATATACTGATGCCGGAAATCTCATGCAATAACATATTTGTCGAGCGCATACATCCGGCTCCCATGAGCCAACCGCGCACCATTGCAAGTCGTTGTGCTAGCGGCCAGCCAAACAATGGGATCGGTGGACACTTTGCATCGCCAACACCGAACGCGCCAAACATGTCTGCAATTGCCGCACCATCTACGCGGAAGACGAAATCGTCAATTTGTTCGCAGCTAGCGTTGCGAGTTATGTCGTACAACACCGAACGAACAAACTCTGCAAGATGCGACTCGTGTCGCCCGAATATAAATCGAACTTGATGATCTACAACTTCCCCTCGCGCCATGAATAGCCCAAGCAATAGCGCTTCGCGCTCACCAACAGACACGTCAACGCTGCCGACATGCAATACCGGGTCGACCGCTGGCCAACACGGAACCGCAAGCCCTGCATAGGCCGGGCGGTCACGTAGCCCAAGCGAAATCCATGTCGCCTCGCCAACCAGCCTACGATATTCCAACCCGTCGTGCTCGGCTTCGCGCAACCAGAACCAGTGATTCGGCGTCGTCACAACCGGCAAAGAACCATACGCTCGAGCCGTACAAACGGCGTGAGCAACACCGGCGACCCGTTCTAGGACTCGGCGCCAGCGGCCACGATGCGTCCACACCTCGGTGCCAGGCGTAACCAGTTCGATGGGAACATAGCCGTTCTTCGTCAGCACGCGCGTTCCCGGAACAAAGCACGAATTGTTCTCAACCCGAGCAATCGATTTATATCGTTCGCACTTCTCGATGATCTTGCGAACGATTGTAGGTGCATCCCATTGCCCGAACTCGACGTCGAGAATGAGCCGCTTCCCGTCGGGCAAACACTCGGCCGTGAACAACGCCGTCAAGTCGTGCTGCGCGCCTTTGCCTACCGCGAGGTCAACCCCGGTCACGGTAACGTTTGAGCCCGTGTACTCGCTAACCAGCGTGCGACCCTTGCCTTGCTCTTTACAACGCTCAATCCAATCGATCTTGCAACGAGCCGTTTCGTCGTTACGGCAGACGCACATATAAAGTTGATTATATCGATGCGGCAAGTGCTTTGTACGCAATCGTTCAATCTCATCCCAGTCATAGCGTTCTGGCCAAAGCGGCACGTTCTCGGTAATAACTTCGCCGCGTTCGTTGCGCGCCTCATTGTGCGCCGTCAATCTGTACACTTCGCCAGGGCGTGCACTCGGAACAATATCCGAACTATCCCAATCTGGGCAATTCGATAGCTTGATGTTGCCCTCAATATCCATGGTCAGTGTCGGCCAACCAGCGGCTTCCAATCGATATGTGATATCGTCGGGCGACCATGGCGTGTTCGTTACGACAAGTCTTCCTTTATGCGGATCGATACGCGATAGCACCGATGAATCGAACCACTCATGAACCTTGTGCAACCCGGCTGTCGTACTCGTGTTCTCGCGGTCAAGTATGTCATCCACAACCGCCCATGAAAGACGGGACCCCGCGATTGCACCGTCAATGCCTACTGCCACAAGCGACGGGTCGCGAATTGCCGGAGGTCGATCAACCGTGATCTCCGTCTGCGTCCAAGGGTCGGTCTTACGAACCGATTTGCGTAGCCGAGGAAACACAAGCCGCAACTCATGGCTGGCTTCGATCAAGTCGCGCACCATAGCAAGCGGCTTCATGGCCTGACCTTGCGTCGCGCTAACCAAGGCACCGCGGCTTGCCGGGTCGCGCCCGAGAAAGTGCAACCCAAGTGTCGCCATGCAGAACGTCTTGCTTGTGCCGACCGGCATGCGCACAACACAGAACCTATGCGCCTCGACGAAATCAAACAACACTCGTTGATGCGGTGCAATTACAAGTTCCGCGTTTGTATGTTCTTCGCGCATCACGAAGCCAAAGAATTCTTTCACATCGGAACGTGCACGTTCAGCTACCCATTCAAGATGCGCAACAAGTAGCTCACTTTCTTCGATCGCTTTCGGATCGATGCCGACTCCTGCAACAATTTCTTGGTACCTATCGCCTTGCATCATAGTTTACGATATACCTCATACCACGGAGGGCCACCATGCGCCGTCAACTCAAGGTATCTGCCACGTCTCCAGTTGCAACCCCTACAATTGACAACGCCTCCCAAATCGTTCCCATCGACTCAATCAAACCATGGGACAAGAACCCGCGCAAGAACGATCAAGCCGTCAACAAGGTCGCCAAGAGCATCAAACAATTTGGCTTCAACGCGCCGATCATTGTGTGCCGCGCGACAAACGAAATCATTGCCGGCCACACGCGCTACAAGGCGGCACGCAAACTCGGGCTCGCATCGGTACCCGTGCGCTTCATCGATCTGCCACCCGAGCAAGCACACGCTTACGCCCTGGCCGACAATCGCACCGCCGAAGAAGCCGAGTGGGATACCGAACTTCTTGGTAGTATTCTCGACGAATTACGAAACGATGGCGCCGAATACTTCGATGCCATCGGCTTTGACCGAGAAGAACTCATCCGCCTATTAACGCCGCTTCCCGAAGAATCCACACCCGAACCGGCTCCAAATCTTGTCGAACGGTATCAAGTAGAACTCGGACAACGATGGGTCATCCATGGCACCGCTGGCGACCATGTTGTCGTGTGCGGCGATAGCACCAATCCGCAACACGTCGCTCAATGCGCAGGTGGCGAGCAATTCGACTTCGTATTCACATCGCCGCCATACAACGTCGGCGTGCGATACGCTTCGCATTCCGATATACACTTGCCATGGGAACAATACTCGCAGCCATTGCGACATACAATAGAAGCATTCATGCCATATCTCGCGCAGGGCCGCATGGTTGCGTGGAACATCGGCACTGCACCAAGAGTGTTTCCTCATCGTCAAGCAGTGCTTCTCGAAGAGTGTGGACTAACATACAATCGGCAGATCGTATGGTCCAAGAACAACGTACCGATGCCGTTGTGGTATGTAAACAAACGACGAATCGCCGCGCGCTTCTTTACGCCAAACATGAAGCACGAGCTCATCTTGCTGTATTCGAAGGGCAAGGTTGCTTATGGTGGCAACATCACAATCATCGAAGAATTGCGCGACGATGTTATATCATGCGATGCTAGCAATTCTACCAAAGAACTACCATCGAGCTCGGCACAGAATATTAGCGGTGCTTCGCATATACGACATCGAGAAGTCACACGCGCGTCGCATCCTGCACCTTTCCCCGTCAAGTTGCCATGGATGTTCGTCAACATGCTTTCCGACGTCGGTACCGTTGTTTTCGATCCGTTCGTCGGAAGCGGTTCGACAATACTTGCGTGTGAAAAGGCAAATCGCCGAGGCTACGGCATCGACATCGCGCCCGAATACGTCGCGCTCACGCTCGAACGTATGGTGCAAAATGGCTGCACCGTTGAGCGTGTAGCTTAATCAATGTCCGGAGAAACTGTGGTAGGTTGACCGGGGATCTGCCTAAGCGCGGCGCGCACGGTCTTCACCCACCATTTGCCGCCGCGCACGCTTGCCACACCCTCGGCATTCAGCCGCTCGACAATCGCGCGCAACGTCAACCCTTGCGCGCGAAGCTCGTGCACTTTTCGCACGGCCTCGGGGTTGATCATGCTCATTGACGGCGCGCCGAGCCGCTGACCCTGCGCCCGCACGTGCGCCAAGGCATCGCGCGTGCGCTCGCTTACCAGATCGGCCTCGAGTTGCGACCATACGCCGATCATGCCGAGCATGGCTCGCCCCATCGGGCTCGCCGTGTCGAACGGTTCGGTCGCGCTAACCAGCGCAATTGAGTCGCCCCGTGCCGGGTCAAGCAACGTCCAAAGAATGCGCTGCGACCTGGCTACCCTCGACACGCTATAGACAACCAAGACAGCCTCGTGCTCGCGGCACAAAGCAATCGCTTCGCGCAAGCCAGGCCGCTCGGCTACCTCGGACCGACCGCTCGCGCCCGCATCGCTGCGAACAGCAACCACGGTCAGCCCCCGAGCCGCGCACACCGCGCGGCAACGCTCTTCTTGCGCGTCGAGGCTAACGCCGTCGCGCGCCTGCATCGCCGTGCTCACGCGGCAGTAAATGACTGCGCGAGACACGGCTGCAACTGTAACAGAGTTTCTAGTCATGTGTGTACACTAGCACACCAAAGCTTGGTGCACAATCTCCCTCGCCAGACGTGTACGCTCAGGCGCGCAAGGTGCGCCACGTGCGCCACGACCCGCTATCGATCCGGATGCAGGGTTGCGGCTTGCTCGCTGCAACATACATCCACGCTTGCAGAGCCTCGTCGGTCTGCAAGTCGTGCACGTAACGCATCACCCGGACATAGTGTCCGGCCGCGACACCCTCGAGTACGTCGAGCCTCGCCAGCGTCGGCTCATCAACTCGCCACACTTCCCCCCGCACCCGATCCCGCCGATTTCCCGTAAGCACCGCATAGGGAAATCCAGCGTGCCGGCTCGTCACGCACAACATCAGGCCGCCCGCTTCCGCATGCGCAATCACGCACTCGCAATCGGCAAGTAGAGCGTGGTTGGGCTCGCCCCGAAGAAGCGTCCCGTACACGAACACAAAGTGCTTCCCGCTCATCATGCTACTCCTCTCGGACAACCTCGGCCCGCAAACAACGCTCCGCCGCCTCGACGATCGGCTCCCACGGCAAGCCGTGTTCCGTAGCCCCCGCTACCAGGGCCGCAAGGTATCGGTAGCTAGGTCCGCCGACCTCGGCCCCCGTGTGCACGTACACCCATGCATTCACACGCCGCCCGGCTGGCGACCCGAGCCGCACCAGCAACCACAGCCGACGGTACACGATCGGCGCGCCCTCGTACACGTCGAGCTGCAACAAGTCGTCGCACGTGATGCTCGCTATCACGCCGCCAACCATACCGTTGCGCCGCGGCTCGACTGTGGCCACGCTCCCTCCCCAGGCCCCACTATGCCCGACGAACGCCAGCCGATGCCCTGGCAACCAGGCCGGCGCAAAGTCGGTCGCGCTCGGGCACCGCGCACGCAATTGCTCGGTGCGCATGTTCGACCCGTAGCCGAACACGCGCACCATGCCGCCAGCATGCTTGCTTACGCGCATGCGACCTCCACGGCGGCTTGCTCGGCCACGGCCCGACGTGCAGGCGCACGCTTCGGCAGCCGACTCATGAGATGCTCGAGCACCGTCTGGTCGTCGATGCCGAGCGTCAGCTTTACTAGCCGACGCATCAGCTCGCGATCGCTGGCATCAGCATCGACCGGGCGGCCGCTGACGTGTCTCGCCGTCACCGCATGCGCTACCAGGGCCAGACACAAGGTAATCATGGCCCGAACCTTACCCGCATGCAGCGTCGACGCGAAATATCTGAATTCGACGGTCCCCCGGTAGAACCACGAGTTCAGATTTAGCCCGTGGTAGCGGCTCGCGTCGTAGCGCGTCGGCGAGCCAAGGTATCGCCCGTACCATGCTCCCTCGAGCGAATACCGGGTGACGCGACTGCCGTGCCGCCACACATAGTCGGCGAATTCCGGGTCCATGCGCTTGCAGTACCGATTGCCCGGCCGGCCAACCGCCTTCTCAATTACCGGCTCATACCGGCAGATGGCCGCCGCCAACCGCGCGATCATCTTCGCCCCCCGATCATCGCGCTCGATCCCCCCCACGTGCACGTGCAGCCCGCATCTATCACTAACCTGTGCGCCCGCACGTCTAAGCGCGCGCACAACCTCCTGCACGCGCGGAATGTCGACCGTCGTGCAGATCGGCGACACGACCTCGCAGCCGCAAACAAGCGAACCGTCGTTCACAACGGTCCACTCGCGACGATCGGACGTGCGTACCCCGTACGCGACGCCCATCGCGTACAGGTACTCGCCGCCTAGCGCGGCGCGTATCGCCGCGACCGCGCTAGACTTATTGACGCCCTCCACCTCAATCTCAACCCCGAACGTGAGGCGGTCCATCATCCAACGGACCGCCTCGTGTTTCTTGTCGCGGGTGGCCATCGTGCCTAGCTCCTCACCGCCGCCAACAATTCCGAGACGGCCCGAAGGTCGTCAAGTACAACCTCGGGGATAGACACCCAACACTTATCCCCTTCGTATCCGACCCGCCACTTCCGCCCGCCGGACACGTGAATAAAATACGTGTCGCGGAACAGTTCCACCACCCCGGTGGTAGCCGCAACAACCGCCGCGACTACCGCCGCAACTTCAACCCCTTCCAACTTGATCGTAATGTTGGCGCTTGCCATCGTCCTTGCTCCTTGCGGCGTCCTTGCGCCGCCTTTGATATGTACACTATAGCGCACCAAACTCCGGTGCACAAGTTCTTTCTTCAAACGCCATCGCTTTTTGTAGTACCTACGCGCATACCACCCCGCCGCCACGGCTTCGCCCTTCCACCGCCCTCGCCAATCCCAAATTTTTTTGCACAAACCCGAGTCGGGTACCTTGCGCCGCGACCCCCCTCGTTCCCCCCGGACCCCCCCACCTGCACGCCGGCCACGCCGCATCGCACCCGCCCCCCGCACGACCGCGCCGCATCGCGCGAACACCAAGACGCACGTTTCGGTGTCCGCCAGGCGGCCGCCCTCGCCCGACGTCGCGCCGCGCACAACATCATGCATGCGCGCTACACGTCGCAGCAAAGGCCGGCCTCGAGCCCGTGCGCACCATCGTCCGCACCATCGCCAGGCCGAGCGGCGCGCATGCGTACCCCGCCCGCACGACCGCGCCGCGCGCGGTACCAATCCCTCAAGTACACAGTCAAGGATCGCTCGTAACCCCACGAATATTGTGCGAATAATGTTGTGTGCGCCGCGGTGGTACCAATCCCTCAAGTAAACAGTCAAGGATCGCTCGTAAGCCCGCGAAACAACGCAAGTTCTCGCGCGCGCGCGGAACGCGCGAAGCGCCGCGCGGTGGGGGTCGCGAGAGACGATGTTTCGTGCACGAAATATTAGGATAGGAACGGAAGCAGGTAAGGGGAAGGCGATGCTGAGCGTTCTGAATATTCAGAATGGAAGGGATGCAGGTAAGGGGAAGCAGGTAAGGGGAAGGCGATGCTGAGCGTTCTGAATATTCAGAATGGAAGGGATGCAGGTAAGGGGAAGCAGGTAAGGTGGGCGCGTGTGTTGGGGCGCGTGTGTTGGGGATGTAGGTATGGGGGAAGACGATATTTCGTGTACGAAACATTAGGATAGGAACGAATGCAGGTAAGTGGGAGCAGGTAAGTGGGAGCAGGTATGCTTGGGGCGCGTGTGTTGGGGAGCGTATGCTTGGGGCGCGTGTGTTGGGGATGTAGGTATAGGGGGAAGGTAGAGGGGGATGTTTCGTGTACGAAACATTAGGATAGGAACGAATGCAGGTATGGTGTGGAGGCTGGAATGGTGTGGGAGCTGGGATGGGGGAACTTGTAACCGGGGCTGATATGTTGGGGCGGGTATGGGTGGAGCAAGTGATATGGGGTATGGGTATTCGAGCGCGACGCGGATAGATGTTTCGTGTGCGAAGGATTAGGTGGGGTAGGGGAACGTGTTTGTGGTTGGCGAGGGATAGGTGTGGGGCTAGGTTAGCGGGGAGGGAGGTTACGGAGTGGGGCAGAGATATAGGAGCGAGGGAAGTTAGGAGGGAGCGGGGAGCCGAGGGAGGCGGCATTGAGGGCGTCATGGATATCGGCGGAGATGAGGTCGAGGTGAAGTTTGAGGGCATGGTAGTCGGCGAGGAGTAGTTGATATGCGGAAAGGGCTTCTTGTAGCCGGGAGGGTAGTTGATTTGGGTGAGGTGGGATGGGGTTAGGTGATGGTGGGATAGTTTGTGTGTTAGGTTGGAGGTGGAAGCTATTGGCTGCGAGAAGGATGATAAGGTAGCCGGCGAGGTCGCGCAGGGAGTCTTCGTTGTCTTGTGTGGGGAGGGTATGTTTGATGCGGGCGAGTTTGTCGTCGATGCGGACGAGGATTTGTTCTAGCTGTGGGGCTTGCGAGAAGATTCGAATTGGCTCGAACACACTGTTACCATAGCGATTGTTCTTGTCGATGAGCATTTGCTTCAGGTTGTCGCAAACCGCGGCGATGGCTTGCTGCGCTTCGAGTTGATGGGACGGGCTTGTAGCGTCGCGCATAAGGTAACTCCTTGTCGTAACTCGTTGAACGGCAACTATCACAACACATCGGTGCACAGTTGAAACTCGAGTTTCAACTGTGCACGAAAGTTCGGTGTTCCATAACGATTGCCAGGGGTTGCATGGTGTTCGTCGAGTACGGCACCCGCGTCGATAATGGTACCATGCTTGGTATGCACACCGATCGAACACCTATTCAGGGTTCGTCGACAACGCGGGTGCGGCATCGCCCGGGGGCGAGCTCGATGCTTGTGACGACGTCGAACCCGGTGCGCTCGCAGCCGAAACATTGACCGTCGCACCTTGCGCCAAAGCGCGCAACCGCCGTTGCTCCTCGATCAAGGCGCGCTTGCGCTCGGGGCTAAGGTTGGCAACCACGTGTAGCATGGCTTCGGTCACGGTAGCGTCGACGTTTACCTGCACTTCGATGGGTTCTTTCGTACCCTGAATGTCGGAAAGCAACCGCTCGAGTTGTGCAACGGCGGCCCAATTGCTGGCTTTTCGGGCCTCGGCAATGTGGCCGTACAGCCGACGAATTGCTTGCGTCTTGTAGTGCGCACGATTGGTGCGCTCCTCCTCGGCCCATCGCGCGTGCACCCGGCTGATATAGTTGCGCACGGCAGTTTTCGACATCGGCGGGTTGAAGGCTTCGCGGCACGCACTTTCGATGCGCGATATGCTTACGCCCGCGATAAGCAACTTCTCGATGAAATCGAGCCGCTTACGGCGTTCGGCCGGAAGCACAACGTGCACGCGACGCTCGCTGTCGGTCGCGGGCTGATAGTCGGGCACGTTCGATAGGTACCTTCGAGGCATGACGAATCAACGGCCTGCACGTGCAAGCACAGTCCAAGCCTGCCGAACAAGAACAATCGTTTCCTTTACGAATCCGGCTGCGATTTCAAGTGCCGCACAAGCTTCTCGTTCTAATGCTTCGAGTCTTCTTCGACGTCTGCTAGTACGTCGAGCGCTTGGCCAAATCGTTGCTTTGCGCGTTCGACAATTGTGCGAATTGCCTTGTCCGCTCGATGTCCTCGCACTGCATCTTCGATGCTCTTCCATCGTTGCAATTGCTCCCATGCGGCAAGCACTTCGGCTTCGGCAAATATTCGTTGTTCTTCGCGCGCGCGCATAATGCATCAACCGATGATTGGATTGCACTCGCAGTTTCCAACCGGCGGGAAATAACCATGCGGGCATTGCACGTTTTTTCGCCCGCACAATTCTTGTGCATAGCGAAGTCTTGCGGTCGTTGCATGTTGCTCGCACTCGTCCCACGACCATGCCCCCGTCAATCGCGCGAATTGCGCTTGCGCTGCGAATTGCTCGGCGGCCGTACCAATCCAAAGCGAACTTGTCGGCACAAACTCGCAACCCGCGGCAAACAAAGCTTCTCGATCGTCGGAATCGGTCATTACCGTTCCCGCCCAATATTGACGCGACCCAATATATGCACCGCGCATTAACAACGCAGGTCCTGGCGGCAATGGCGTCGGAAAAACAACAATCGGCGGACACGGAACATTGATGTGAGAACCAAGCCGTTCGCATTGAAACAGACCACTGCGTTCGGTTGCGCTACGCACCGTCTCGGCTGCCCATCCAACCAGATATTTTTCGATGGCGCCCCAATCCTCACCGCGCAACCGCATTCTTGTTGACGTATCGACAATCTCTCGCCATTGCCGTTCATCGATCGTATCTGGAACGAACATTGCGCCTGCATCAATGTACGGCGAAGTGTTCTCGAACACTTCGTCCACCAAATGCCCGGGGGCAACCATTCCACGATCGGCCAGCGTGATTCGATTGAGAAGTAGCAACATGATGACCTCCTACACGTGCAAGCTACCACGTTTCCGCATCGAGCGCAGCACGCAGCCGCCCCGTTCGATGCGCGAACGTCTCGGGCCAAGCACCCGCATGTTGCGCTAGCTCCATGAGGCGTTCGGCGTCGGGTCCGGCCGCCTTTAGCAGGCGCATCGCTCCGCGAGGATGGTTGATCGCATAGGCCAGATAACACGCGGCGGCACGTCGCAACCCGGTTTGTGACGGCGGACTATACGGGCTCGCAAAGCCAAGAAGTGTTGCCGCTTCTTGCGCGACGTAGCCGCTCAACAACTTTCCCGATGCTTGTGCCGTCGCACGCAATGTCGCAGGATCAGTTAGTAGTGCGTTGATTGCGACAACCCATTCAAATGCAATGCGTTGCTGCTCTTCTGTCCATTCGATGCCGTTACTACCACCGAGAAACACTTCTCGTTGCTCGATCAACGACAACGGCCGCAACCCGCGAACAAGCCGCGGCACCCCGTGCGCCGGGTTGCTTTGCAGCCCGATGCCATGCGCCGCGAATCGATCGCCAAGATGGTGCGCAAGCACGGATCGTGGCATTTCCGCAAACAACTTCGGCAACGTTTCGGTCGCAGCCGTAAACCCGAGCGGCCCGGCCGTCATGATGCCGGCATCGTAGCATTGCACCATGTCGACATGACCACCTTCGGCCGCGCATGCTACGCGCGACGCCTGTGACCAGAAATCACCGCCCGAAAGACGATTCGCAGGCAATGCTCCCGTTATAAGCCAACCGTGCCGTTCTCCGTACTTGACCCATTGCGGATTACAAGGATTACTCATTCTTCATCCTCCGCAATCTTCTTCGGCACGTGATTCAACACATCGCGATGCAGATGTACAAGCGCAAATCGTTGTATATGATTGCGGACAAGTCCGCTTGTGCACTGTGTTTGCCACGTTTCGCCGCACTTTTCGCATCGCATCTTGATCAATTGTGGTTCGGGCATACCACGCTCATCAAACACGCGATCAGTCCATTCACCTTCGACGTGCGGCGCCGCTGGAGGTCGCCATCGCGTAACATGCTCCCGCGCTTGTTGCGCTCGTGCTTGCCATTCAGCTTCAACCACGGCATTCGCTAGTACTGCTAGCCGTTGCGTGTCGACACGCTCACCTCGCGCTGCACGTGTCGCAAGGCGCAGGTATTCGTCACGCGCTTTCGCCGCCTCGGCCCAAAGCTCAACCGCCTTCATTCGGGCCTCCGTCGAAAGCTCGCAGCACAACACCAAGCGCATGCAAAGCTTCGAGTAGCAGATGCGACGGCGGTTGTTCCGGATTTTGTCTTGCCGCGGCGCGAACAACGGCACGTGCCGCCGCCACAATCGAAGACGAATCTTTGCTCGAATGCGCTGGCTCTTGTTTGGGTTGTGCGGCTTGCTTAAGCGCAGCTTGCATCTGTTCGACAAGCTGCGCTTGTTCGCTTAGTGCCTCGGCGTAGGCACTCACCGTGGCCACAATCGCGTTGCTAAATGTAGTGGGTCGCATGCCTATACTATGGCGCGGACCCGTGAGGACACGTCAACTAGGCAGCCGATTCGACTTGCATAGGGAAGGCATTGCGCAAAGCGGCGAGAAGGGGAGCGTGCGTCGGTGCGTGCCACCATGGCTCACGCGCCGGATCGACAACAGATAGGCTGCGAGGCACCTGAGCAAGAAGATGCCACCATTCGATATCGGAGCCAACAATACGCGCAGAAAATCCACCGTGTGTTAGCGGATCGCTACGCATTGTTGCGCTCGAGGTTCCCCAAACTTTCGCCCATTCACCAGGGGGAACCTCGAACACGGCAACGTCTTCGCCTTCGATACGAAACGTCAAGCGCAACACGCCATCGTACTCCGTATCGGTGGCAACGATACTAGTATCACCATAACGCTGCAGAAAGCGCAAATACTGCGCAATCTGCGAGCGCACGTGCGGCAAGAAAATGAGGCGCATGGTTACGCCTCACGCTTCAGCATGCCGATCTCGGCATGCTGAAGGATGAATTCTCGCCCGAGCCCACCTTTGGTAGACGGGTCGATGCGGCGCGACCCTGGCGGGACAATCAGGCGAAACACAAGCGCCTCGTCGCCTGGTTCCATGCGGATCGTTGCACGATTGACCGGAATCTCAATTCCGGTCAGCTCGGACAACGCCTCCGCCGTTTCGGCATACCCAATGGTGGATTGCCACCCACCAGAAGCCAGCCACGCCGTCGCGGCCGCGACATCGATCAGTTGATACTCGTATCTTCCTGGAGAAGTAATGACTGCGCTGTTGAGGATATACTTCATCGCGACCTCCTTTTCACCGCACTATTCTTCGCCGCACGTGCACAGATCCATGCGGCACGTGCAGCCGCGACGACGAGCCGCAACGTGCTCCACAGCCCATGCGGCATCGTGTGCGGCTCCACGAATGCCACCGCACGACGGAGGACCGTTGGCGGCACGCTAAATCCCATCCATGCCGTGCGCCGCGTGAGCAACGCACGGACACTTCCTTGCTTCACTCTCATCGTTGTCTCCTTGCCGCGCATCAGCCCGCGGCTAAGCCCACCCGTTCCACATCGGGCCTTTAGGATTCAGTGGGAGCGGCTTGCCGCATCGACAGCAAGTCGCCTCTCCCCGCCATCCTTGACCGCGATAGACGACGGGATATCGCCAGTCATCCCTATCGTCGTAGCACCCTTTACATACGACTCGGGGCCTGTCCAAATCTTTGGTCACGTTGCGCCCAATTACAGATTTGGACACGACCTTCCATCCACTTCTGCTCATTTTCACGAGCGGCCGAAGCCACTCGTAACCATCTACCGGACCATTTGACCCGCGACGAATTGGCGGGATCATCCGGAGACATCCCTCGAGGGAGTCCCCGGCAATAATCCACTGTCCTTCTTCGTATCGACGAACAAAGGCCACAAACGGCCTTCGCAACTCGTCGATGACATTTCCCCATATCGGCACTGCAACCTTTACGGGGAAATACGGCCGAAACTTACAGATCTCATCGACCTCCGGGGTCCGCTGCCCCCGGTACTCGATTTTGCGGACCTCCCACACCGGATATCGGGTCGGGTCGGCCCACGGACCGCCCAACGATTTTATTTCCTCGAACGCGGCTGCGCGCGCAACCGCGTCGTCCTCTTGTAGCGCATGGATGTATCTCACCCATGCGCCAACATTCCCGTTCATGACGCCTCCATGTGCGAGCCATCAGTGCAGCCCGGCCACCAAGCGCCAGACTCGGCGGCCAAAGCGCAAAGCAGATGGTCCTCGCGAATGCACGCCTATAATCGTGCGGAATACGCTATTATTCATGGCGTCTCCTTGTACTGCGCCAGTTTGTTCCGGCGCAGGAATTTATCGAGCACCCGCGCGCAAAGCGGGTGCGGTTCTTGGTTCCACTCGGCGAAGTGCTGACGCACTTCGCGGCCATCGGGCGAGATCTCTACTGTCGATCGATGCCCGCACACTTCTAGCGAAATGATCACCGACCGTCCCGCGCGGACAGCCGGGATCATGGCCGACACGCAGTGATTCATGTCTCGTTTCTCCTGCACAAGTTGTGCAGGAGTATTGAGAATTCGCATACACGGGTACAGCCGCCATTTCGGCGGCTCGTGAAGGATCGTATGGTCATCCACAAAGATCTCCTCGTACTTCGTCGCGTACCGCTCGGCGGCACGCCGGAATACGGCGTCGACGCCGGTGCCGCCCGCGCCGACGAGGTCCTCGTCACGGACCTCGTCGAGGCGGTCAACATAGCGAAACCGCACGATGCGCCCGCCCGGGGCGCGCATCGTGCGCTCCCGGACGATGCCGCCCCACCCCCCGCGACGATACACGTCGAGGAGCCAGCGCGCCACAGCTACGCTGTTGACGCGCAGGTGGCGCGCATCGGGAAGCTCGCGGGCGAGCCAATACGATGGCTCCATCGTGGCTCCCGACAAGAGCCACTCGTGCGCCTCGCGGCGCGTTAGGCCGCCGCTGATCTGCACCGGGGTCTCGCCCCGGCACAGGCGTACCGCGATGGCCAGCGACACCAGCGGATATGCCGGGGCGAGCCACGGCACCAAGCCGTCGTAGCACAACACGCCGGCAGCCTCGGCCAGGCGGCGAAAGCGCTCGCCCGGGCCGCGCCCGACGGCGACTAACTCTGGATCCACCGCCCAGGCCGCGCGCACGCGGCCAGACGTGTCCCGCGCCATTTCGTCGCGCACACGCGCGACGAACTCCCAATCGATGTCGTGCATCCGCACGACAGTGCGGCCCTCCTCGAGGCGCACGGTCGACAGTGCGGCGCGCTGAAGCTCGGCATCCAGCGCCCCGAGCGCACGCGCAGTGCGCGCGTCGGTCCACCATCGGTAAGCCGACGCCCGGCGCGCGAACCGCGCAATCTCCGGGAGCCAGCGCATCGCGCGCCGAGAGACGCGAAGCGCGCCCGTCTCGCGATCGCGCGAGACAAGCAGAGCCCACCTGTCCGGCGGCAGCCTGCGCGCCGCGCGCTGGACCGCCGGTCCGGCGAGCCACAGCGTTCCGGCAACGTCGGGGTCGGCGTTGTAGAATGACCCGACGGCGCCGGGACGCGGCTGCGTCCCGTCCCACCACGCTAGGAAATCCCCCAGGAACCGAGGGGGGCGCCCGTCGTCGCGCTCGCCAAGCACCCATTCCCGGGGGGGAACGCGCCTGAAGCCGACGGCGATTAGCCGACCATCGACTGGGCGCTCCCCGTCGAGCCGCAGCCCCGGGTCGAGACGACGGCAGGCGGCGACATACTCGCCTGCCGTCCGAATATGGTGGGGTCGGGCCGTCCTCGACAGGACGGCCCACTCGCGCGCCCCGGCACACGTCGCCGGGACGCCATATTCATGCTCGATGAAAGTGATTGGTTGCACGGCCTAACCTCGTTGTGACGAAAGGTCGCCCCACCATGCGTCGGGCTCCGCGGACGCCACTGCGCGCAGCCGCTCGTCATCGAAGGGGGGGAGAAAGAACCATATTGAATGCTCGGCAGCGGCGCGTTCATCCAGGGTCTGCAAGGCGCCTTCGAGCACGAGGGCATCGCCCGTGCCGCGAGCCAGAAACAGAATTGCTTCCAGATCGTCTCGACGTCGTAGCCAGTCCAGCGCCAGCGGCGCCGCCGTCACCGGATCCGCGGCAACCCTGCTCCGCAGCTCCGGCAAGTCGTCCATCAGGCTGTCGATTCTCAACAGCGCATCTCGGACCACGGTACGTCGGTCTTCGGGCGGCAGCGCCGCCCACCATGTGCGCCCCGTCTGGCCTGGCCCGGCGCCTCTCAACGATATTTGCAGTGCCGCCTGGACATCGTTTTTGCGCAGCGGCAGCCATAGTCGCCCAAGCAACCCGACTGCCGCACACCTATCTATCGCGGCAGAACTCTCCATCAAGGATTCCGCGGCAGCCTGAAGCCACGGCTGTGAGCCGAGGTCGTGCGTCAGGCTCGCGACCGAGGGTGCGGCCAGCTCGTGCCGCGCGTCAGGCTGCCAGGCGGCAATGGTGCGAATCATGGCTTCACCGATGGGATGGTGGATGGGGTGGGGGTGCGCCGCGGCCGCCAGGTCGCTCCCGTTAGCGCCCAGTCGGTCTCCGTCCAGTTCTCGAACAAACTCGCTGCTCTCTCATCGAGAGCCGCGAGTTCTTCTTGGAATTCTTCGGGGACAGGCTCATTGCTGAGCCTGTCCCTCAAACTCAGGAACTCAATGGTGTCCCGCGTTACTTCGAATGGGTTGCAACACTCCAGGACCTCAACGAGGTCCTCAATCAGCCTCTTGGTCATGGTCGTCTCCTTGCCGCGCATCGGCCCGCGGCTGGCCTGATGACCGAGCCTGACCGGCTCTCTACCGCACCCGAGCCGTCGCTCGGACGCGGTCGGCAGACGGTCAAGCGTCTGCGTCTTTGTCGGCTGGCATGTACCAGCCGGTAGATTCGTCACGACCTTGATTGAAGTTCGTGCGGCGCTCGGCGCCGCACGAACACCATTCGTGGCGGCACGCCCATCCGTGGCTGGCCGGGTTGCAGCCACGGCGGTCCACGTCGCCCAAACAGCCAAAAAACGGCTCAATTCTACTTTTCACTGCCCGATGACGGTGCATGGTATCTCCTTCGCCGCGCGTCGGCCCGCGGCTGGCCGTTCGTTGTTGACACCCCTGGATAGTGCACGTGCGGTGCCAGGACCGGCCACGAGATTTCAACAACTTGCGCGGCACTTTTCAACCCGCATTGCAGGAATGAAAGGGCTGCCTTGCAAGCCTGCAAACTGCTTACTTTCCCGTCAGATTTACGAAAGCGCTCGCAAAATGAGCAGAAATGCCCGCGAAAACACGCATTTCACGGCTGCAATAGCAACCCTGCGACAAGACGTTTCTCGTGCGCACGAGCGCTTTACATGCCCGACGCCGGGCTTCCTGGCCCGACTCCCCCCGACGCTCGGGCCTCGCCTGGCTACCTGTACCTGGCATCGCCTGGCTATCTGTACCTGGCCTCGTCTGACGCCCTGGCGTCCCCTGACTATGACGGCCTACCACCCGACGCGCGGCTCGGCATGACAACTACACGAAACGTCCCGTAGTACCGACCAAGTACGTCTAGATATCGCGCGCGCGCCTCGTCATCGGGAAGTTGCAACAAGAAGTCACCGACAACTACCTGCGTCAGCTCGTCGCTCGTCAGCGCGTCCGGCGCATGCCAGGTCCAATCGTGTGCATATTGATCGACAAGTCGTTCTGGATCGTCGGGTCGCAATTGATCAAGATCGCGCTCCGCCCACTCAAATCCGCGCGTCCACCCGGCACGATACGCACCGCGCGCTAGATTTGTTGCGAATTGCGCCCATCGTTCGCGAGTTGCTTGCGGATGCGATTTCGCGAACGCGACAACTTGTTCGGCATATCGAATCGGCGGCTCCGGACCCTCGTAATACCGCTTGGCGAGCCGCTCGAGCACGTTACGCAGCATGCGCCCGACCCGTGTCACCGTGCGCCTCGCAACGCAAGCACAACTGCCGGGGTTCGCAATTGCGGCTTTGTATCGTTTACTGTCGACGACACTTGAATCGACATCACTTTCGGTAGTTGCGTTGCAAGTTCAATTGCTTGCCATGCTGCAACGAAATCGCCGAACACAGTTGCGATATCAGGCGATGTGCATGCTTTACCGAGCGCACCCAAAGTTGCCGTGCTTGCCGCAAGCGTGTCGCGCGCCTTCTCGACGGCAACACGTGCAGTCACAAGTCGCTCGGGCGGCAAGCCAAGGGACGGCAACACAGCATCAACTTGATCGAGCGCAATCTCGGCGTCCATAACGTACATCTGCGCTGACGACATTGCCGGCGTAGCATTTGCGCATGCTCCGCGCAACCACGCACAACCAATCGTTGAAAATACGGCCAACACAAATGCAAGAACGGCAAGTTTCCAACTCATTTCGTTCATCGGAATGTTCCTCCCATGTTCTCATAAACATGCGTCACGACGGCATACGGCTCGTCGTAATTGCTCCAGTACTTCTCCACCGCCTTCTTCGCACGCTCCCACAGAGCTTCGTTCGCGACCCACTGCGGCGGGTTGTCGGGCCGCTCGAAGTCGCGCGGCGCAAGATCGATCCACGAAAGGATCTCGGGCCGATCGGCGTAGATGTCTCGATGCACGTTCGGCGGCGCCTTCTCGTAGCCTTTACCATCGCCGCGACCACCGACCATGCTTCGCGCCCAAGTAAACAACGGATTCGGTTTCATGCCGAATATGCTACCGCGCGGATACGAGCATTCAACCGATAAAGTTACCGTCAAGCCTCCGGCCATACAGTGATGGCGCGTTAATACCTCGTTGTATGACTACATCGTGCTCCGTCAGCACCGTAACAAGTGCCGATAATCCTCGCGTCGATGGTATAACAACAAATCTCAATCGAATTGGCTTTCCAGATCTCCACAACTGCGCTTTGTTATCTAGATTCTTAACATAATGCGCACGCTCCGACAATTGAATCAACTCTCCCAGTCCTTGTTCGTATGTCAAACCAGGACGCACGCGCATAATGTATCGTCGTACCGCATGCGGAGTAATGAACCATCGTCCAGGAATCATTCATCGCCTTTCAACCGATTCATCATTACATCGTATGCTTTGCGAAGTGTACGACGCGAATAAGCATGCGCAATCCAATCCCAAGGAAGCGGCGCGTCTGGATCCAACTCGCCATATCCTACACCGGCAATTTCCGCCGCGACATCGGGCGTGACTCTGCGTTCGCCAAGCGCCTCGAGCAAGTCGACTCCACGCCGATCTGAACGCGCAAGCACTGTACACACCTTCGCCACGTCATCGGTGCGCCCGGCATGCTGACGAATGCACACCCACGACAGATCCTCAACACCACGTATCGTGGCAGCTAAGCGCCGAGCACCACCACCGCACGAGCACCATTGCATCGGCGTTCCCGGTAACGGCTGAAACGGCTGCCAGTGCAACGACAAATTGCGCGCTATTTTACCTCTTCGTCTGTAATCAAGCTCTATAAGCACTCGCATAAATGCAATTGGATCATCTGCAGTTTGGCCAGGCAATCCAGCAATCATGTGCCATGCAAGCCGTCCTTTCCCATCGCCTTCTGTTCGATCCATTATGGAAAGCGTACTATCGATGAGTCGTTCGTCTGTCAAATATCCCTTCCCAATTGCACGACGCACACGTTCTGTCATGCCTTCTACACCAAAGGCGTATCGCTTGTTCGCAACAATCGGCTCGTCACCTTCGATGCTATCGAGCCTACCGGTCCAACCATTGTCTACCGCCGCACGTTCTCGCAGCGCAGCCCGAATCGCCGTGATTCCAGAATGGGATTCGGCATCTCCGGCCTGCAAATGCAACTGCCGCGGGCTCATCTTTATCGCCGAAATGATTGCGTCAGTTGAATTTTCACGCAACGGAGCACGCCAACCAAGCCCACAAAACAAGCACTTGTGACGGCAATTTCGGGCAATCTCTATACGGCGCAAGCTGGTCAAGTTTACTCGAACGTCTGCACGCAAAGTAATCCCTATGTCTTGCGAAACCGATTGCACAATCGTTGCTTCGCCTGGAACATGATATGCTGGGACAAGCACGCCAGGAATTGTCGAGCACTCGGCAAGGAATCCTGGCGTGCGATGATGACGTTCCCACGCACCAAGAATAGCTGGCAGCGGTTCTTCCGCATCGCCAACCACAATCACATCAGCGATGTCGTAGTATGGCATCGGATTATGCAATCCTTGACCTCCGGCGATAACCCACGGATGATTCGGTCCACGTTGTTGACGACGCATGGGTATCTTCCAAGCACGAAAGTGTTTAGAAGTCTCCATCATCAAACGCGAATCGAGCACCGAGATCATGATTGCATCAACACCACTTGGGCGTCGTTCCTCTTCTGCTACCATGCGTAGGCCATAGGGACGACCAATCGCTTCAACAACCGCAAGCGGAAACGCCAATCCGTGGTGCTTAACAATCCGCTCTACTCGTTCAATTTGATTCCACGCACCAAGTGAAGAAGCAAATGCCAACATTACTTTCTGAATTGTTTGCGCAACCAATCAACTGCAACGTCAAGCCGATTCTGATTGAGCTCGCACCCGCGAAATCGCCCGCCAAGCCGATGCGTATGGCGAGCCGTAACACCTTTTCCAGTGCATGGATCAAGCACAATCATTCCTGGAAGCACCACCGCAGACAACACTGCCTTTGTTAATGCCGGGCCATGCTTGTCGGGAAGATTGATCGAAATATCTCGTGAGCCATATAGTGTCAACGTATATGGACGCATAGGCGAACCTTTGAGGTTCTCCCATATACGTTGCCTGACAAGTCCAACTTTTTGCATGGCCAAATCCAAATCACGAAGCCCTTGCACTCCCATCTCTACAAATACCGGTGCATCCGGCGTACGAAATGAAGCGCAAACATCGCAAAAAGCATTGAGAAATTCGGCCCACGATGTTCGCCGCGCCGACCCGTTGATGCTGTACCAATACTTATGATGTTTCTCGTCGGATGGTGGATTGCTATAAATTACGTCTGCGCGTTCCGAACCCATCAATTCTGCAACGGCGCCGGTCGTAATATCAGCATGCATCAATCGATGCAATCGGCGAGGGCCAACATTGAAAATCATTGCATCGGAAGTCATGGCACTGCAATCTCACACTCATTAGGGTTAAGCCGACCCGGATACGGATACGTCAAGTTTCCATATCCGATGTTCGGATCAACTAGCCCGGGCCAATCGAGCGGAAGATTGCGCAGGGCTTTCCCGTCGCGCACGACCGGGAACCCGTCCCACGTGTCGCACGGCTCCACAATCCACTCCGCCACTTGTCCGAGCCCCACCGCTCGCTTCTTCCCGAGCCCCATACACATCTCGACAAGCGATCTTATCTCCGCCTCGTCGCCGATGCACCACCACGTCAACATATCGTCGACGAGATAAACCGTGTCGAGCGGAAACCGATACGACTTCGTGCGCCCGCTTTTCGTCGAGAAACGACGCAACCTGGGGCCGCCAAACATTTGCGCTTCTTCGACTGGAAATCTACGGTTGATTCGATGCATTCGATGCCGTTCAATCTGCGCGACGCTGAACGATGCAAGGTGGAACCGTCCCTTCGGCTCACGTTGCACGGGAATTTCTATCCGCACTACCTCTTCGGGGCATGTTGCAGGATGAATATTATCGCGCAATGCTACTTGTGCCGCGAGCAACGAATCAAGCGCAATCGGCCCGTTCGGCATCGCAATCGCCCCATTAATTCTTGCCTGTACTCGTAGCGGTTTCATGCGTCCACCCTCAACAAGAATTCGCGTAGACGTTCTGCACGATCGGCAACATGCCGACGAAACAAAGCTCCAACACGCGGTGCTAGCGATGCGACGTCCAGATCGTTCGCCGCATCGCGCGGCCTCGTGAGCGTAATCTGTCTCGCCGTAATAGCCCTGACGCGGCCATGTCCCGTCCCCGACTTTCCTCCAACGACCGCGTTGCTCAAAAACGCCATCACAGTCGTATTGAAGGTGTCGACGTCGAGTTCATTCATCAACGTTGCACCGATTGTCCAGTAAAACAAGCTACCAGCCTTCACTCGCTCGAACCGACGCGGCATGTTTGTCGACTTCTCCTTGTCGCGCTCCGCGTCGTCGGCTTCTTCGCTCGCCTTCTCGCTCAGCCGCAATCGCTCGTTGACAGCGACCTGCGCCCCCTCCGTCAACAGCACCCGTTTCTGCGGGTCCAGCACCGGGTCCATGCGTACTCGCTGCACGCTCTCGATGTGCTTGCGCGCCGGTGCCGTCGTCGCCCCCACGGTCGAGATGTACTCTGCCACCCATCCAGGAAGTACATGCATCGTCTCGTCCGCGATCAGCAACGCTTCGGACACCTGTAGACGCCCTGGAATGCAACGGTTCTGCGCGCATCCACCGAACAACGCGAGCGGAGGAATCAGCTCGCAGAGCTCGCGGTAGATGTCGAGCTTCACCGCACCGCCGGCAGAGCCAGTGATCATGCCTCCTGCGAACAACAGGCGCAAAGCCTCTTCGCTGAGCGTGCTGCCGAGCAGTCCGGCCGCGTCGAGCAGCGCGTAGGTGCTCGCCTCCCGTAGCTTGTGCCGCATCGTGTCTCCGCTGATGATCGGTACATGTGCAAAGCTTCCGTTCGGTTGCCTCACTTCCGTTCGCATCAAGAATGATTCATTGCCGATCGTTCCCTCCGAGTGACAAATCGGTTGTTGTGCTTCAAGAATGAACTCATACCTTTTCTGTTCCATGTGCATCCTCCCTATGTTCGCGATCCCGACGCTCTTCTACTGTCTTCCGCGCCATTGCAATCAGCAGCCCGTATTCGCGCTCCACCATATCTAGCCACTCGGCCGCTGCTCCAAGCTCACGCACGTGGTCAGCGAGCTCGAGCAAACAGGTCGAGCTGAGTAGGGATGGAGCGGCCTTGATCTGCAACGTCCTGAGCATGGTCGTGTACCACTCCTCCGGGCTCTCGCTTGTCCGCACAGCTCCCCTCATCCGGTCCGACAACTGCGTCCAGTGCTTGATCGCATTCGCTCCCTGCGCCAGGTACGCCGCCCGGATCGACAACAACACCTCGACTGTTTCGGTTCGCAGCTTTTCTTTTTCCTTTTCGTTTAGCTTCATCAGCTTGCCTCCTTGCTACTTGTTCCTCATCTCGCTGCGCGAGCCACAATGCCAGCGAGAACCACGCTCCGCCTCGGAGCCGACCCCAGCGGCGCTCGAACTCCTCGATCTCTGCGCGCGCACGCTCCCACTCCCCGGCCACGTACTCTCCCGTCTCCATCGCCCCCTTCGTCGCGCCCGCCGTCAGCGCTTTCGCCGCGTCGTCAACGATGCTCCACCCCATTGTATCGCGTGGCAGTTCGACGCGAGCTTCCTCAAACATGACGATCCCGCGCAGCGATCCGCTTGGGTTCACTGGCGTGAACGGCACCACGTGTTTCTGCCCCGAATCCGCGATCGCAGCGAACCACGGGCCCTTGTGCGGTCTACGAAGGAAGCTGAGAATCTTCGGCTTCTCCGCCTTGGTCGCGTTGTCGTAGTACCCCGCATCATATAGATGCGAGTAGTTGCGGAACGATCCTCCGTGCGGATTCTTTCCGGTTCCCTCACAATGCGCGCACGACTCGCGCTTCCCAGGCTCGCCTCTGCACTTCGAACATGGGCCTGCTTCGCGCCCAGGCACCGAAGACACCCTGGCGCAAATGTATACGCACGCAGGACAAACATGCCTCGAGGCCGGCGATGCAACGCGGTTGGCCGCTGTGAAATTTTCTCCGAGCCACTTGTCTATTGGCACTCCAGCGTTGATGTACTCACCGCACATCCAGCATCTGTTGCTTCCTTTGCCAAAGAGAATGGCTTCGAGAGGGACACCAATATCTGGATATCCCATGCACTCGTATAGCAACTGTGGCGCAGTTTTCATCGTTCATCTCACACAGCGCTTTGCAACCACGTTCACCCCGTCGAGCCCCATCAACAACCGAGCGTGCTCGGCATCAAAGGCAAGTACTTGCCTAACCACAATACCATCATCCTTTTTGGCCACATAATAACCGCGATGCTTTGTTCCGTGACCAGCAAGCACTTCCTTGTATCTGCCTCGCTGTACTACCGTTCCCACCCACCATCGGCCATCCGAGTACAGCCGCAGTTGCACCGTCGGAAGCGGCTTGCCGTGCTCATCGTACACAACTTGTGTATTTGCCACGATAACCGCAGACTTCGACACCGACCGATAAGAAAATGCTTCGCGAACAAGTGTTATCGGAAGACGACATTCTTCGGATACCGTTTCGTTCCTGCTCTTTACTGAAGCAAGAATTGCTTCTTTCGTCGCCCGATCTATATCCACAGCCCCTCCGTTCAAAACATAGTTCTAACACTACACGTTGCGTTTTCTCATCCTCGGCAACAACGCACTCGGATCGATTGCAAGCAATGCCGTTGCTGCAACAATCGAAACACGTTCGCTCGAACCTGCAACGCAAAGATCCTGCGCAAACAAGAATCGTGGCATAATCAACGAACAGATCCACGACGTTACTTTGGCGTCGGGCAACACAACACGCCAAAGCTCATTATTCCGACGAAGCCACAACATCGGCATCGCTTTCTGTTCCTCAGCCGCACGACACGTCTGCGCCCACCATGCCCAAACCGGGCTTGGCTTGCTCGCGAGAACGCGATCCCAACTGAACTGCTCGCGCCGCTTTATCTCCACGCAAAAAGGAAACTTCGCGGCCGTCGTCATAACATCGCCACTCGCACGAAACTCCGCGCGCACCTGCTTCGTGCTCCAACCGCCGCTCGACGGTGTACGAACAAACTGGCAATCAGGTTCGAGTCGTCGCCACCATTGCGTCAACATAGCGGCAACCGCACGCTCGCTGTTTGCGCCCTTGCGACGGCTTCGACGACCGATTGCAGACGAATCTCGAGGTTGTTCCACACGACCCATTGCTTACCCTCGCCCAGGAAACAAAGGCAGTTGACCGGCCCGCAATGCTGCAAGCGTCATGTTGTTCTCGGTCGCAATACATCGCTCACGCGCAATGTTTGCCCATCGCGGTTCCTTCTCGATCAAAATACATCGCCGTCCTTGCTGCACGGCCGCAACGCCAGTAGTACCAGCCCCAGCGAAAGGATCGAGCACAACTTCGTCGGGGTCGGTAAACAATGAGATCAACTCGAGCATCAACGAAACCGGTTTCTGTGTCTCGTGCTCGCGACACTCGGCGGCGTGCTTGCTATGAATGAACACGCCCGCGCGCCCGCCACCATTCCACCTCGACTTGCCGCGAGCATGACAACAAACAATCGATTCATATCCCATTGCAGGGCGGTCACCACTGAATTGTGGCGTCGGATCTGGCTTTACCCAAATCGCAGTGCGTCGATACGACATCGACGATAACACTTCTCGCCACAACATTGCGGCTTCAACTTGACAGAAAACAAGCGCCCAACGCCGTGTCAATCTTGCGATTTGAAGCCCAAACAATGATCGCATTTCTTGCGTCATCGGTTCGAACGCAAGGCTCTCGTTCTCGTTGCCAAGTTTCGTTCGCTGCTTGGTATGCGCTTCAACTTCGTATGGCGGATCTGTGATTACGTGGTCAACGCAAGTAGCAGGCAATGCCGGCAAAATGCTCGCGCTATCGCCGGTAATAACGGTCCAACGCGCGCGGCCCTCGAGCACTGCTAGTGCGTCATCCATTAGACACACCGATCGTAGAACCAGAATCCCCCGCCTGCACAACCAAACATGCGGGAAGACCATCAAGCACATCGCGATCGTGCGCCACGACAAATGCTTGCTCGAACCCGTGTCGACCGCGCAGCATGCTTACAAGATGCGTCGCGAAAGCACGTCGGTTGGCTTCGTCGAGGGCGCCAAACGGCTCGTCGATGAGCGCAACCGACCAGCTAACATCCCGATTGCGCCGCAACCACGATGCCGCCGAAAGCTGAAGCGCCGCGCCTGCAAGATCCTCCGCGGCCCCGCTACGATCGCTTAGCTCGACGTCGAGCCGGTCCATAACCTTTGGGCCACGCTCAGCTCCACAACGGGGGCATTGCTTGACACGTGTCGACGGGGGAAACGGAGCCCCACACTCACCGCACCATGCGGCAAGGCCAACGCCTTCTCGGCCCCATAGCACACGGACCTCGAGCGCAATGCCGGCTTCCCGAAGCACCTCGTTCGCGCCGGCTTCGATCTCGCCAAGGGCAGTCTCGGCAATGCGTCGCTGTGCACCCTGCCGACCAAAGATGCGCAACGCTGCACGTGCAACTCGTTCCTCGTCGGCAATGGTCGCAAGCTGCGTAACTACTTCAGCAAGCTCGGCATGCAATTGAGTCATCAGTTCAATTGCATGCTGCACTTGTTCAACTTTGGCCTCGGCTACCGCAAGCTCGCGTTGCGCCGCTTGGGCAGAATCTCGCAGCGCATTAACTTCCGAAGCTTTGATTTGCGGCGCATGTTTGGCAACTTCAACCGCCGATTTGAGTGCGCTAGCTTGTTGACGCAATGAATCTCGCTGCGCCACAAGCCGCACCAATCGATCACGATTACTTGCAGCACTTTCTACGTCTAGTCGCGCGGCGGCTTCTGCGCGGCAAGCCTCGTCGTATTGCACTGCGGCGTCATCGTGCAGTTGCCGATTCCGATCCATCGCCGCATTGATCTGATGCGCCGCAGGACAGGCAATACCTGCAACGGGGCAACGACCATCAAACTCACCACGCGCCAAAGAGCGTTTTTGTTTCAGATTCTCAGCCGCTTGCACTACAGCCGCACGCAATTGCATCAACTGTTCGCGCGCTTCCTTTTCTTTCGCGTCGGTGCCGGATAGCTCAGCGATTTGACGATTCAATTCCTTTCCTTTGGCAACAATACGATCAAACTCGGCTGCTTGTTCTATCGTGCGCCGAATTTCTTCTTGTTGCGCAAGCATAGCTTGCGCCTCATCGACCTTCACTTTCGCGGCTTCTACGTCTCGACGCGCTTGTTCGTAACTTGCTTCGAGATGTTTCTTCAATTCATCGTCATCGACAGAAACTGCACCATACTCTGAAGCCAATCGTTGCAATTGCGCTTCCAACGCCGTGCGTTTTGTTCGCAGATCCGAAGCCTTTATCGAAAGCGTCGATAGCTTCCCGCGCACGTTCTCTTCACACCGCTGCAACGGCGCCAACCCAAACCAGCCAGACATCAGGTCGAACCGTTCCGACGGCCGTGCAAGCACAAGACGCGCAAGCTGCTTCTGTCCGAACCAGCACGTTACCTCGAAATCGTCTTTGTCGAATCCAACAACTCGATTCAAGAGATCCTGCGCATCATCGCCAACCGAGAACCCGCCCGGCCCTTCAACCGTCAACTGCGTCACACGGCCGCGCTTGCGTTCGCGACGAATAATCCAACCATTATCCGTCACCAACTCAACAAATCCACTCTCTTTGTCGCGCGTAATCCAACCATCTTCGCGTGCGGCTCGATGCACTCCAAACAACGCGAATCGTATCGCTTCAACGAATGACGTCTTCCCAGACCAGTTTGAACGCCGCTTATCATCGGCGTATTGCCCCACGATGCCGTAAATCGTTCCGTCCAACGATATCGAATGCTCGCCGGCATAACGAAGCCAATTCAGCAATCGAATTCGCTCAAGGCGCATGTGACGCCCCCTTCAATCCTTCTCTCACGGCACTTGCGTCAACAACCGGCATCAACTGACGACCGGCCCATGCTCCAGTAATTAGCTTCTCATACATGCGAACAACCCGATTGCTTGCAGCTTCGAATGCCTGCTTTGCTTGAAAATCATCGAGATTTTCCCGCACAAGCAATCCGCAATGTTCGCAAACATGCGCGCGCACATCCATATCATCCGCCAATTCATCAAGCAATGCAATTGCTTGTTTCATCTTCTCGGCCAATTCGATCGGTGTCATTACAACCCCTCTTCATCCATAACGGAGGCAACCATTGCAACCAAAGCTGCAAGATCCGCAGGATTCGGCATTCGCGCTTCCGACGCCAACTGCGTTACCACGTCACGCGGCGTCAACCGACCTTCTTTCGTGTCGACCGATGCGGCCGTAACTACGGCCGGAGCCAATACGGGCGGCACAACTCGCACCGCAACCGCATGCCCTCGCAGCGATGCAACAACGGCGTCTGTCCACTCGGCGGGCGTGCCTGGAGGCGGCCGCAATCGCACGATCTTTCCCTCGCAATCATGCTCAGGCAACGGTTCCTTACTAGTCCACACTGGATGATCTTCCGCAATTGTGATAAGCTCGCGCGCACGATGTTCAACAATATGCACACAAAACAGTTCTTTGCTTTCTGGTTGCACGCCAGTAGCTCTACTTCTACGAGGCATCATTCACCTCCACAATCACAACACCTGGCGTATTCTCTTCTTCACCGAACGTAAGGCGCTCGAGGCTTCCAGGAATAATCAACCCGCCACCATAAACGCCACGACCTTCAACAACCCGTCGATGATAATGACCATTGAGCATGAGAACCTTATCGCCCCATAGTTGCGCAGCATCATTGACGGGGAATCGCATATCTCGCCCACGCGGCATATCGATCGTTTCACTTCCGGGCGCCAACTCTGGAATCATCAAATGACCAGCTAGCACAACGGTAAGATTCTTTTCGTCACGATCCGACTTGCCGACACTTCGCACAAACTCGGCGGCGTCATAGTCACGAACGCGAGGCACAAAGGGCAAGAACACAAATCGCACACTGCCACTGTCAGCAACAAATGGCGTGTCGTGCACAATCGCGCCAGACGCGGCAAGAGGCGTGAGCGTGCTAGTCCCCGAACCATCTTCGATGACGTCGTGGTTACCAGTCAACCAAATCGAAACGATGTTTGCACGCTGCAATCGTCGTTCGATCTCAATTGCCTTTGCAATACAACGCGGCGCTCGATTTGCGCTGGGGTCGCACAAATCACCTAGGAACATGTACATGTCGCAACCTTGCGAGATCGCAAGCTCAACTGTGCGATCTGCCGCCGCGCTAATATCGTCAAAGCGCTCGTATCCGGCCGTGCTCGCATCCAAGTGCCAATCGCTCGTTACCAGTATTCGCATAGTACAATTGCCTTTATGCAACGGATTCGAACGCGCTAACCTTCGAACGTATTGTCGGCTTCGACCGTATTGACGGGTTCCTCGGCACCTGGCATTTCTTCTTCGGCGGCAGCTTCGGTGCTACTTTCTCCGGCAGGATCGCTTTGCGCTTGTAAGAAACTGTCGCGCACTGCGGCTTCAACGTCGTCAACGAGTCCCTGCCGCAATTCGGCCAGGCACTTCGCCTCGCCCTGCCATCGATGCCGCTCAAACTTCAGCCAAGCGCCCGCGCTTTCTATGATACCAAGCTCTTTCGCTAGCTCCAACACATCACGCGCACGATCGAAGCCAACGAATCCCTCGGCGCCGTTTCCGGTATGAAAGAAAGCATCCGCATGCTTGTCATCTTTACCGCCGATTTTGGTTTTCCAAATACGAGCACGATGCCGCTCGCCAACAATCGAAGCACTTGGCCCATCGCCAACACGAATCCAACTATCGCGCGTTATACGCACGACAAGTGACGCATCATAAATCAGCGACTTGCTACCTTGTACGCGCCAAGCCATGTCGTATTTCATATCGTTTGCATCGGCCAACGGATCATCGGCTTCGCGCGCAACAATAACAAGCGCAGTATGAGTGCTAGCAAGAAGCGGCACAAGCTCGTCGAGCCATTGCGACTGCAACGCCGCCTTGTACATCGCAGCCCGGCCACCCATTCCATCAACCGAGCCACGCTTGCCTTGCGCGCCTTCTTTCGCAATTTTTTCGAGCAAGCGATCTGGAACTAACTTGCGAATCGAATCAATCCCAAGCAACGCCGTTGTTGCAGGATCAAGATTGCCCTTTTCGCGCGCTTCGGCAATCAATTCGACGAACTCTCGCACAGCATCAACAGTTTGCTCGAACGACGACGGGCGCAACGCAACAAAGCCGGGATGACTTGCAAAGCGTCCCATCAACTCACCAAGCCACGGCGAAGGCGTCGTGTACTCGGCATCGACAAAGCCGTAAAAATGTGATTGCTCCAAGAACGAAAGCCCGAGCCCGTGCAAGAACTCGGTCTTCCCGTGATTCGAAGGACCATGCACCGTCGCAATTCGCTCGATCGGCCACCCGCCAACCCGTGTCGCAAAGTCAACCTGCACGAAGCGCGTCGGCACCGCGCGCACCCGCGTTAGCACTTCGGGCGCCGGTCGCCATGCCGCAAATCGCTCGGCAACCGCTTGCATTTGCGCAAGCCGATCGCGCGCATCAGCCGGGCTGGACGTCACTACTTGTTCTCGCTTTCGTCTCGCCATGCGCTACCTCAGAACGGCAGATCGTCGGCCGGCTCGCCTGGCCATGCCCCAGACGCTTCGACATCGCCAGGCTCAACACGAGGCACCGGCCCCCTGCTAACCTGCACCGCCGTCGGCCGAGGTTGTCCTTTCTGCGCGACTTCTTTCCCTGCCGCACCCGAAGCACTTGCCTTGCTCGAAGACGGCGCATTCGCCGACGAACCGGAACTCCCATTGTCATCGTCGATTTCGTAACGTGCGCCACACTTCCAGCACACTTCGTCGGTCTCGGCCATCGGTGCGCCGCAAGCATCGCAGGGCAACATAACGGTCCCAGGCGGGAATGTCGGCTGTGCCGGTTGCGATTTGGCTGGCTTGCGCTGCCCCATCGACGCCGATGACGCAGCTCGCGGTTCTTCTTGCGGCGACACGTCCCGCCGCTGCGATTGCTCAACCCGAGGCACTTGTCGTGGTTGAGCAACTCGCGGCTCTTGTTGCGACAGCACTTGCCCGGTTGCCGCTTCCGCGGCCGCAAACAATGAGTCGAATGGCAGCGAAATCAGCGCGTGTTGTTCCATGACCGACCGCAATGCGGCCACATTACCACGAGCAATCAACTCACCAATCTCGGGCAACGGCGCATCGTAGATCAAGTCCCGAACCTCGGGCGTGAGCGCAAGCTTTGGCATGGCGAGCGCGCGATACTTCTTGCCAAATTCTTGCTCTTGCGCACGATACTCCCAACGAATCGCATACGGATGCTTCAACGGATGGCCTTCTTCTTCGCCAAGGGCATCCATTTGATCGCGAATCACGCGCTTTACCGCATCGCCAAGCGCCGTTGTTTCAATGGCAGTTTGCACGCCTTTTTCGGGCTCGTTGTGGTCAACGATGCAAAACAAATAATTACACTTCGCAGTTGTGTTCTGTCGCCATGCTTCATCGCGGCGAACGCCAGCACGCTTCAGGTCGTACAACTCTTGGCGGGTCAAATCGCCACCAAAGCCGTTGTACATGCCGGCCGCCGTCAACACGACGGTCTGCTTCGGGTCGTCGCCTTCGAATTTGAAGACTGGCTCAAGCCACGAAAGCGCTCCAACACGCACTTGCTCGCGCAAATGTTCGAGTAGCAAACACACCGGACAAATCTTGGGTGGCACAAGCCGCGCACCATCATCGGTACGTCGATGCTGGCGTCGCAACACGTCTTCGTTCTCCCAACAATTGAAGAAGCCAGACCAGACCTCGGTGCTTGTGTCGCCATCGTGTTCGATCTCAACAAGCCGAGGCCAACCATGCCGCCAAAGCGCAATGATGCGTCCCTTGGTATGCAGCCACGTGTCAATAATTGGCGGCTGACGTTTACGCCAGTTGAGCACCTTACCGCTACTTCCACGAAACGAGCTGCTATGGCCCAGAAACTCGTCCAACCCCATGCCTTGTGTCATCGTCTTTTCCTCGAATTCGTATCACAACAACTGCGCCGCAGACTCGCCGGTTCCGCGGTTCGCTTGCTACAAGCTAGGATTCGTCCACACGGTATATTGATATGATTGCTGCGTAATTTCCTCCAGCGCCAAAGCAAGCGGCTTGGCAACCCAACGTTCCAAGTAGCCTCGCATTGCCTCTTGATGCCGCTTTGGCACCGGGCACGTCGCTAATCGCACTTCGGTCAATGCGAATTCCAACCTGTATACGCACGCCCGAGTAATTCGCAACCGATGCCTAATATCATCATATTTCTCTGCGGCGCTTTCGCGCGCGGCGGCATCTGATTGCTGTGTTATCGTTTTCAGCGCATCATCAATCTGCTTTGCGACGTAAATCTCCAAATACTCACGCATCGCATCTTGATGCTCCTTCTCAATCGTGCATTGACGCAACCGAGCTGCCCGCAAAGCGCGTTTCAATTGATCAACAATCGAAAGGTTGATTCGAAGCCGCTTCGAATTCATCGTCGGGCCTCCAACTGCTTTGCCAGCGAAAAGCATCGAGTCTTCCAAAGCTCAGCGAAACGCTCCAAATGTTCGAGCATCTTGCGTCCTTTAACCCGGCGTTCCGCCAAATCGCGCCACTCGTCGGGAAACATCACCAAACACTTGTGCTTCACGTCTTCTTGCGTGATCTGTTTGGAGCGCTGCCCCGTTTCTTTTTCACGCTCCAACTCTGTCCGCGCTTGCGCAGCCATGCCAGCTTCGATGATATCAGCATCAATGCTGAAACGTTCATATTCAAGACGCGCGTTCACATATAGCTTATGCGCTCGCCTCGCATTATCCTCGGCATCGTCAAGTGCACGCGAAACCGAATCGAATTCACGAGTTCCGAGTTTCATCGCACGCTCGAGTTCGTCGTACTCTGCATTTGGATCTGGCAACGTGAAAATGCGTTCTTGAACCGCCAAATATCCGTCTTCAAGTGTCGGCAACGACTGCGCATGCGTTCTCGCTGCATCGGCAGGGCTTACAATTCCAGCCGCACGAGCGCGAATGTCAGCCTCATCGTCCGTTGCACGGTTCTGGAAAGACGGGGTTGCAGGGTGCGCAAGGTTCAAAGGCGAATTCAAGACAGACTGCGAAGCCATGCGCCGCCTTTTTCTAGTTACCTCTTCCATACGGGCCTCCTATTCATTCAATGGCGCGGGCCAACCGCTTTCAGCGAAAACAGGCCCAACTGTTTCGTGTCGTCCTGCTCCTTCGGCGGCACTGCCGATATGGGGGCGGACGATACCACCACGACCGGCTGCCGAATACGCCGCGGACGAATTCGCGCGAACCGGCCGTCCCAATCCACAGCCGGAAAAGCTGCCTCGAGCAACCGAGCGGTCGGCGGCCAAACGTGTTTTTCCCACGCATCGATGCGATCAAACTCGCCAGTCCAATCGCCTACTGGAGCAACAACACGTTCCGCACCATTCACGACAAAATAATCAATACGTGCGCCAACACCGACACCTTCTCCGCGCTCTGCCAACATAGCAGCAACGCGAACATGCGGAGGCAAATCACCAAATCCGCCGTTCTTCTTCTCACGAGGCACGTAATCTCCAACTGGGCGAGCCAATCGTTTCGACAGTTTCACATCATCGACTAACAATTGGCCTTCGAGAACAAGCGTTCGATATCGCTCAACAAGCGCAACAAACACTTCGGGATTCTCGGCGCATTCTTCACGACGCGACGTCTTGTACGCCGATTCATCAGCGCACGCAGGAATTTCAACACCGCCTCCCATAAGCAAATCGATCACCTCGGCCTGAAGACGACGTGCAAGCCGCATCGAATCGCCGCGCTTGTACTCCAAGCCCTTCACTTCCGGCTTGGATTCTTCATTCGCCGGCTCCCCCTTGTAATGCTCATACCGTCCGATGTATCGCTTCGCGCCTACGAACAGAATGCGCTCAAACTTCTTTTCATACGCCAGCTTGATCGCATTCCGAATACAACCACGTTCCGCAACAAGACGAGGATACAATTCTTCGTTGCAATGCGCTACAAATTCGCGCACACGCGCATCGCTAGCGCCCTGCAAAAACCCGGAATCGGTATCACCATAGACGGCCGTCATTCCCCACGACTTCGCCTCGTTTAACGTCTGTTCGATAAGCCAACGCGCAGTGCTCGTAATACTTTCGGCAACTCGTTTCTCATACAAGCGCGAAACTTGAGCGCCAACAACACCGAAAAAGCTATTTGCCGCGATCTTGTACGCAGTGCTTCGGCGCATAGCATCAACCCAGGCAGACGAACCAGGCGCAGCATGCGCCGCTTTCTCACTCCATTCTTTGCGCATGCGCAGCAACTCTTCCAAAGCAACCGCAAGCAACCCTCGAGGTTCGTTGACGAACAACATTCCATTCGATGGCACTT